GAACATGTATCGCAAAATGTGATGACCTAAACAGCATGAAATATATTGCCCAACATTTCGGAATTAAAGTTCAAGGATTGATAGATGAGTAAAATCGTGTTATCATGTGGGCATGAAGTTGATGACTTTTATCATGTGCATAATGTTATGACTAAAGCAACTGACCGCGAAGGTAATAAAGCCATTGCATATCAGGCTGTATGTGGTGCATGTGAAGATCAGTATCGGCAACATGGTGAAATTTTTGATAACATTGAAGATGCTGAAGCATGGCTTGAACGGGAGACTTGGTGATGAAACTCAGTGAACTGCATCGATTGGTGAATGTATATCACGATGAAGAACGTATGATGCGAGAAGATCCAGAAGTTGTAATTCAAATTAAACTTCCATACTCAACTGTAGGTGCTCATCCAACAGTTAAGATCAAACACATTAGTATGGGATTTGATTGGGATGCAGGTAAGTTCATTATCACACCAGAAGAAAACCTAACACCTGCTGATCGAGACTTTGCTGAACAGATGCGAAAGATGCAGGATGATTTGGGTTGGGTAAAGTATGAGAACCGTAATCTCAAAGCAGAAATTAAAAAACTGAAAAAACAACTTGGCACACCATAATGAACGAACGAGTTAAAGAACTAGCACTAGAAGTGTTTAGTTTCAAATACAAGACTGATCCGAATGAACTGAATCCAGGGCATCATATGGATCATTTGCATAAATTCGCTGAGTTGATTTTGAAGGATGTATTCAATCGATTCGGTGATGAAATTTTGAGTCTACACTATCTTGAACAGGGGTGTTGCGAAGATTCGGTGCATTTGTTAAAATCAAAGATTCAAGAACATTTTGGAATAAAAGAATGAGTAAATCAATTACACTAAACCGTGAACAAGTACAAAAACTCTATGAGATTGTAAATCACTTCAAAGAAATCAATCATTTTGTTGTTGAAGCAGACAGTTCATCAGGTATTGGTGTTGGAATACAAGTGAGATTTGATTTGTTTCAAAAGAGTGATACAACAATTGATATTACTGATGTAAAGGAATGGTAATGAGCGAAGAACCAACAGCGTATAGGGATAAAGAGTGGTGGGAACATTATCCACTTCATAAATGGTGGTGCAATGATTTATGCCCATTGGTGCCTCGGTGGCATTACCGAGAAGGTGATGAGTGGAACTCAAACAATTGGAGTGTTCATTGGTTGCTATTCAATGTTTGGTCGATGGAACATTTTTCGTTTGGTGTAGATGCTGGTATTTCTCCTAATGAAGTCTATGTCGGTGCTATTCTACCTTACCTACGAATTACGATTGGTGTGAGGCACGTTTATTGGCAATGGTCAATTAAACTCTCACGATTCCTGCAAAGAAAGCCTGCGATTAAGAAACCAAATTATGACTGATGTTGCAAAAAAGCAACAATAAAAAACAGTTGACATTTTTTCCAGTTGATGTACAATCTATGAATACTTGATAAGGATTCTTATGAACTCGCGTGACTTGTCTAATCTGAATTTTCTGATGACTGCAACACCCGAAACTCTTCTCGATTGGTACAATCAAGCATCCGAAGATGATATTCTCTATGCAACCGAACTTCTCAATGCATACGAAAATGAATTGAATGAAGATTCATTTGGCATTCTTGCACCTTCAACTAATACACTTCAGTAAGGAATAATCATGGGTTTGGACATGTATCTCAAAGGTAGTCGTTATATTTCTTCTTGGAAAGAAGGCGAAAAAGAACTTGGAGAAAAAATTGCTCAACTTGTTGGGCAAGAAGGAATGGCTGTAAATACTGTCGAAATGGAAGTTGGATATTGGCGTAAAGCAAATGCGGTTCATCAATGGTTTGTGAAGAATGTCCAAAATGATGTAGACGATTGTAAATCATATTGGGTACCACGAAAAAAGTTGCTCGAACTTCAAGATGTATGTAATCAAGTTCTAGCTGATGTTACACTCGCATCAAGTCTTCTTCCTACACAAGGAGGATTCTTTTTTGGTAATTTAGAGTATGATGAGTGGTACATGGAAAATCTAGAGATTACTCTACAAAATATACAAAAAGCATTAAGTCTTCCCGAAGAGTGGGATATCGAATATCAAAGTTCATGGTGAAAAAAATGAGTAGACAAATTGATATTAGTGGTGAAATTGCAGATGGTATCACCGTTCTTAATTTGAAAGAACATCGAGATTACCTAGCAAAAGAACTTGAAGGATACGAAAACGGTCAATGGCTGCATCCTGATGATGTTATCATGAGCAAACAAACCGTATCAGCAATTCATGCTGTACTCGAATATTTTGGGCACTAAAATGAGTAATGAAGAAGTTGATAAGGCTATGGAAGAATTGTCTGAAATGGGACAACGATTTCAAAAAGTTATTGATGCGATGGAGAAAGAGCAAGAAGAATATTGGAACTCTTTAACCAAAGAGCAACAACTAATGGCTTTTTGTGCAATCTCTCGACGTATCTACAATGGTGAGATTATACAAAAAGGATCTTATCGTTATGTGCTATATGATGTTTTTGGTTTTGGACCAGAATCATACATGCCCGCGCAAGTAGCAGGTTATCTCTCCATTCATAATGCAATTTTTGATGCTGAACATGAGGCAGATTTGCTTAAAGCATTTGCAAAATTTCATGGGCTCGGTGAAGATGCTGTTGATAAATTTTATGAGATAGGTTCTAAAAAATGACTTCTAAAGAATTGATTGAAAAGTATCCTTTGATTTTTCAGATGCGTAAAGGGTGTGAACTCGAACCCTTTTCTATGTTTGGTATTGAATGTGGTAGTGGTTGGTTTCCTCTTTTGAATGCACTCTGCTACCAGATTCAATCGTATATTGATTTTCGTAAAAAAAGCAACGAACGAATCGAACAAAACAAGAAAAAGTATCCAGACTACGACCAAACTCCATATGAATTGATTCCTCAAGTTGTAGTGACTCAAGTAAAAGAAAAGTATGGCACTTTGCGATTCTACTATGATGGCGGCGATGAAACTATAGATGGCATGGTTCGTATGGCGGAGGCTATGAGTGCAATTACTTGTGAGACTTGCGGTAATCTAGGAAAAATGCGAGGCAGACATTGGTTTTACACTGCTTGCGATGAACATACGAGAGCGGAAGACAAAGTGTTGCAAAAAAACAACGATGAATAAAAGTTCTTGACAATCGCTACAGCATCAGTATAATTACCAATGTGATGAATAACTTTCATGAGTTTGTAATGACTGAAGAAAATCTTTTCAATGTTGCTTTTGTTGTGGTTCTGATTGCTGCTGCTGTTGTCGGCTGTCTTGATCTTTTTGTCTGGAGGCTCTGATGAATCTCGATCAAATCAATTTTGAACTTTCTGACCTTGCTGACAATTCTCGCCAAGAAATTGTGGATCTCATGCATGAAGATATGATTCGTGAGATTGATGAATATTGGTTGAGTTATGTCTTCGATTATGAATCTGAATGGGATTTTTGAAATGACCCCATTGATTGAACTTCGATGGGTTTGGCGAAACGATCCAAAAGAAAAAGTGTTGCAGTACAGGTATAAAATTGCTGAATCTGAAAATTACGTAACACACTGGAAAGACGTTCCTGTTGTTACTGAACAAGCGGAGAATGAAATTGGAAATGCGTGAAATTTTTGAGCAAGTTACTTTGGTGAATTTTGTTCCTGGTGAAATAGATACAACTCGATTGGCTAATGGTCAGTATCGTAATCCTGTCATTGAGGATCACTGGCAGACATTCCAAGAAGGTTGGGAAGAAGGTATTAAGTGGTTTAAGCAGGCTGCAACGGAATATTGATTGTTGCTAAAAAACAACAAACTCCTGACTGCTTGACATTTGGCTTGGCTTCTGTATAATCGATTACATGATGAATGAAACGAAAAACTTCCCAGCCCTCTTCGATGAGATTTCTGCAATTTGTAATGCTTGGTTCTACAAGCCAGTAGAAGCTTTGCAATACATTGAAACTCATATTGAAGAATATGAAGGCACTCGGTGTCTTCGCGATTATTTTGAATTTGTTAAATTTGCAAAATCAGGAGTTTGATATGAACGTCGAAAATCAAATGAATGTCCGTCGTGAAGTTCAAAGTGTTGTTGATTTGTTCAACAAAGTTCATGACAAAAAATACAACGGATATGCCTACGGTGCTGGATATCTTGGCTCAATGTTGAGTGAAGTTATTTCGAATCTTCCTAAGCGTAAGCGAGAGGTCTATGTCAAGCAATTGATGCGTACAATTCAGGAAAATGTATGATGGCTTTTCTTAGCGCACTTTTTTCTGTGATTTTGTGGAAGATGGCTCAAAAAGATTTTGAGAATGGAAGAAATGGCTCCGGATGGGCGGCTTTGTTTCTAAGCGCAGCCAACGGAGCCTGTGCTGCTCACCTAATTCTAAATTAGAGTCTAATTCCTCTTTGACGCAATCTTTCTTCGTAAGTCTTTGCTCTACCTTCGGCGATACCATTAAATACTATCTTGATAATGTCTAGAATTTTTTTCATCGGGAAAATCCTTTTCTGTTGTGGTCAAGTTGACGAAGGATTCTCTCTACATCCACAATATCCTGAGCATATTTGAAATGACATTCATTGAAAGTTTTTTCGTCATATTGTCTTATTTTTAGAGAGATATAATCTAAAATTTTCTTAATCATTTTTGACCTTTTGGGTTTATTTTGTAATTGATGAGGTTTTGCCTCATTTGTATTTATATTGCACTGCAACAAAGGAATAAATAATGCACATTCAAGATGACGCATTGAAAGCCTTGTGGCAGGCTCTAAAGCTGTTAGAAAAAGCTGAAGCTAGCCACTATCTTTTATTAAGAATGCGTGAACTAATTTCTCTAGCTGAAGAAGAAATGGATGAATCTGATGATTGATAAAATCAAGCGAAAGATCGCAAATTTGTACTACGATTACAATTTCAATTTTACATTCATCGAATGGATTTTTATTTTAGGAATTTTAACATGGTTACTAAGCGTCGCAATTCGGTAGCGAAGGATCTTCGTACACCTAAGTATAGTATGCGTGTGGTGCCGCTCGTAAAAATATACAATCGTAAAAAAGAGGAACGAAAGATGATTCGTGAACAGAGATATGAGTGAAAGAGAATATCTGGAAAAATGTGATGGATTAGCTTTTATTCCGGGTGAAGAGGGTGAGACTGAGATTAGGTTCATGACATTTCATGAACCCATGAAAGGAAAAATTCAAGTATCAAGTTCTGGTGGTGTATACTATCATGTTTGTTTTTTGAAGTATGATGAATCGGACAATTTAGTTTTCGATGATTCGTTTGATGCGATTTTTATGGACCCACTAGAATATATTAAAGGTCTGGTTGGTACGAATATTTACGGAACTATGATCAAAAAGCGGGAAAATTCTGATGCTTGGTTTCAAAAATACTTGACAGAGATAAAAGAAAAAGTTAAACTATCTTAAATTCGATATGGAGTCGTGATGAAAATGATTGATAATGTTAATGCAAACACTTTCGCTGATCAAAAAGCTAGGGATTGGTTGGTTGGCGTTCTTCGTGAACAGGCTGTCACTGTTACTTTCACAAAACAAGATGGCACTGAACGTGTAATGAATTGTACCTTGTATGAAGGTGATATTCCTGTCGAACAAGCACCAAAAGGATCGAGTCGTTCTAAACCAACCGAAGCTCTTGCTGTTTTTGACATTGAAGCAAAAGGTTGGCGTTCATTTCGTTGGGATGCAATTAAAGAAGTTAAATTTACACTGGGTCAAGCAAAATGAAAAAGTACATTGTTGAAACTATTTCCACTTTTCGTAATGTTCATGTAATTGAAGCTGAGAATGAGGATCATCTTTTGCAAATTGCAGAAGAGTGTGATCCAAATTGGGATGATTGGCTAGGTTCAATTAAGCATGATGTAACTGAATACTCTGAAGAAGCAATCTCAAAGTATAAGACACGAAAATATTTTTGGAATGGTTCCGTTTTTGTTGATGAAGAAGGATATGTTTGCTATCGAGATGTTGACGGAACAGTTCGAAAATCTAGCTCACATAAAATTGATTTAAACCCTTGACAAAGAGAAAAAAAGCATATATAGTATTACTATGATTAAAACCAAACATTATTTTAGACCCATAACACGATCAACATCGTGGCAGCCATCCTTTTATCTGGAGATTGGTAATGCCTGCGATAATAAGATTTTAGGGGTTTGTGTATAGTTGTAGCATAGTAGAAATTCACACAAACCCCAGACACCAAAAGGTCTCTGGGGTTTTTTATTAGTTGTTGTTCTTTAAAAATTTAGTTTTCTATTGGGGTATGGTGAAATGGCATCACACTCGATTTTGATTCAAGTATTCTTGGTTCGATTCCAAGTACCCCTGCCAAAATTTAGGAAGTGTGGCAGAGCCCGGTTTAATGCAATGCTCTTGAAAAGCATCGGACGTTAAAAGCGTTCCGTGAGTTCGAATCTCACCGCTTCCACCAAATTTAATGGAAAGATGGATGAGTGGTTTAAATCGGCACCCTGCTAAGGTGTTGGTTTGCGAAAGCAGGCCCGTGGGTTCGAATCCCACTCTTTCCACCAAACAATGGTAGGTAGCACTGGTGTGCGGCTGAGTCTTATAAGCTCGGGAGATCGGTCAGATGGGCTGAAACGGAAGAGTTCGAATCTCTTACCTACTACCAAATTCATGCACAGGTGGCAGAGTGGCCCAATGCAAGAGTCTGCAAAACTCTAAAACCGTCGGTTCGAATCCGACCCTGTGCTCCAGTTGTAAAAAAACAACAACAAAAAAGTTGTTGACATAGTTTGTGGAATCTGTATAATAGATTCTGTTGATGATGTAAATGCTCTTTAAAAACTGTTGTTCGATGCACCGTTCGTCTATCGGTTAGGACGCTAGCCTTTCACGCTGGAAAGACGAGTTCGATTCTCGTACGGTGTACCATATTGAAACACACTTACACTGTGGCGCTTTGTCCGTCCCTGGTTTAAAACGGGATATCGCATAAACAGTTCAAGCCCCGGTCGCTCCGGTCTGCTGTGTAAAAGAGAGACGGTCGAGTGTGTTTCAATATGGGCCTATAGCTCAGAGGTCAGAGCAGTGAACTCATAATTCATTGGTCGTAGGTTCGAAACCTACTGGGCCCACCAAAATTCGCGGGTATAACTTAGTGGTAAAGTAACTGGCTTTTAACCAGTAAATCCGAGTTCGATTCTCGGTGCCCGTACCAAATATGGATGCGTAGCCAAATGGTTGACGGCAGCGGGCTGTAAACCCGTGACATAAGAAACGCTGGTGGTTCGAATCCATCCGCATCCACCAAGTTTAGATGGGGGTCTAGCGAGTAACATCGCTCAGTCTTAAACGACAGCAAAAGAATGTCGAGAGGACATCCAATTGCGCCCCTTAATCGGTTCCATAGTATATCGGCGAGTATAGCGCCCTGTCACGGCGCAGGAACGGGTTCGAGTCCCGTTGGGACCGCCAGAATGATCCGGAGTAGCACAGCGGTAGTTGCAGCGCACTGTTAATGCGCCTGTCGTTGGTTCGATCCCAACCTCCGGAGCCAAAGCCCTCTTACTCCAATTGGTAGAGAGGACGGTCTTAGAAGCCGTAAAGTCTCAGTTCGAATCTGAGAGAGGGCACCATATTGAAATATTCTGAGTAGCTACAGCGGAACAACTGATTGCTTGCCAATTCTAGACAAAGCAAGGATCAGCCGTGAAGAGGGGCTATCGCGGATTCAAGTGCCACAGAATGTTTCAATATGACCATATTGAAGCGCATAATCGATAGTATACTCAGAACAGGAGTGACTGCCTGGTGCGTATACTTGTAGAGAGATGTAAAAAGGCCCCGCTGGTCACGGTTATCTCAGTGCGTTTCAATATGGTTCTGCAAAATTGATGATGGCAAATCCGCCCAACCATCAGGGCGACTACTTAACCCTATTGAACGTCTTGCCAACGAGGAGTGGAGAATAGGGGAGTCCAAGAGGACTCTTAAACGGGTGATGGTAACCATACCTTTTCGGGCCTCTAGCTCATGTTGGTTAGAGCAGCGAACTCATAATTCGTTGGTGCGCGGTTCGACTCCGCGGGGGCCCACCATATATAATGTATTGGGCTGCTAGTGATAATGGGAGCACGCCGCCTTTGCACGGCGGAGGTTGGAGTTCGATCCTCCAGCGGTCCACCAAGTTTTTCGCCCCTATAGTTAAATGGCTATAACAGTTGCCTTGTAAGCATCAATTCCTAGTTCGATTCCAGGTGGGGGCACCAAGTTTTACCGAGTGTAGGATAGTCCGGTTATTCCGCCTGCTTTGGGAGCAGGAAATCGTGTGTTCGAATCACACCACTCGGACCAGTTTCTATTCCGCAGAACCCGAGCAAGGTGCATGGGCTTGACTGTTAATCAATGGTTAGCAGGGTTCGATTCCCTGATGCGGAGCCAATTTCAGATGCGGGTTGGAGAAAAGGTATCTCGGGAGTCTCATAAGCTCCAGTTGGTGGTTCGATTCCATCATCCGCTACCAAGTTACGGTTCAATGACGTAGAAAGATGCGTACCGGTTTCATAAGCCGAGGAGAGTGGAGCGTTACCACTTTGAACCACCAGGAGATATTATGAATATTGACGAAATTGTTAAAGTACCATATACAACACAACCAAGAATGATACGAAATACTGGTGAAGTTTTTAATAAAACTCCCGATAAAAAATATTTTGAAGAGAAGAAAATTCAATTAGATAAATTTGGTTATGATTTGTATGGTATGAATATACCTTGCATTACAGAAAAAGTTATTGAAAAATGTGAATCTTTTTTAGGTAAACCTGTAACTGGTGATATCGTAGATTTCGCAATGAACTTTGAAGAAGATATTGCGATTATGCACCATGGTGTTTTGTCTGCAATTTGTTTTTGTTTTCCCAGTTCTTGGATTCCTTTTTACGGTCTAGACAAAACACTGGAAGAAATACACCGACCTGTGGCTGATGGTGATCATCTTCGGCGTGTAAGTTCGAAACTTACAAAGACAATGGCAGATCCTATTCTAGGAAGTTTTCTTAGATATGTATGGACTATTACAAAAGTTCCAGATTTAAGTAATCATCCTGAAGTAAAACAAAATTATGATGATGCAGAATTAACATTCGATAATCTCTATTTTAGATTGGAGAAACAAACAACATTACCATTGAATGATGGTAAGACTAGTTTGTTTTTTGTGAAAGTTGAAGTTGTTCCATTAAAAAATGTTTGGTCACCACTAATTAAAGAGAGTATTGATTCTATGAGTGATGCGATTATTCAATATAAAAATTTAAAAGAAATTAAAACGGTCCTTAGTTCAATGGATTAGAATCCCTTGCTACGAACGAGGAGACGGGAGTTCGATTCTCTCAGGACCGGCCAATTATGCCCCGTTAGCTGAGATGGATTAGCAACGTCTTGATAAGGCGTAGAGAATGGATCGATACCATTACGGGGTACCATCAATCTCGGTGTAGTGTTAATGGCAGCACGAGAGTCTCCAAAACTCCAAGATGCGGTTCGAGTCCGTACACCGAGGCCATTTTATAGGAGTGAGATATGTACAACAAAAAAATTAATTTAAATGAAGTGAAAGCATTCATCGATAGTTGTGGTCCTAATACCAAAGTTTATCTTGGATGCGATTCTGAGAAAGTTAAAATTAATGGTGTATGGCATGCGGATTATATTATAGCCATTGTTGTACATATGAACAGCAAGCATGGTTGTAAAATTTTCGGTCAAATTACTCGTGAACGTGATTATGACCAAGCACGAAATAAACCAAGAATGCGATTGATGAATGAAGTATATAAAGTTGCCGAGATGTATCTTGAATTAGCGGCAATGATTGATGTTGAAATTGAAGTTCATCTTGACATCAATCCAAATGAAGAGTATAATTCAAATATTGTAATCAATGAGGCGATTGGCTACATAAAAGGAATGTGTAATGTTGTTCCTCTTGTAAAACCAAATGCTTTTGCGGCTTCATATGCAGCCGATAGATTGAAAAGTTTAGTAGCTTAATTGCGGGTATGGTGTTTAATGGCTAGCACGACAGCCTTCCAAGCTGACAGTATCGGTTCGAATCCGATTACCCGCTCCATATTTTTATATAAATGAATGGAACTTAAATCTTTTGTCAAACATTATGAAAATGTATTGAGCCCCCAAACTTGCGAACGAATAATCCAAGAATTTGAGAACAATCGTTCACATATCACTCAATACGATAATGAGCATTACAAGTTTGATCAGTTAGATTTAAATACATCTGGCAATCAACTTTTAGCGAAAGCATTTATACAACAGGTCGTACCATATCTGAAAAATTATATTAGTTTGTTGAGTGTTGAACCTTATGTTAAGATTCGAGGTTTTGAAAATGTACGCATCAAAAAATATCTGAAAGGATCAGATTATAAATTCAAAACTCATGTTGATGTTGATGATAAAGATTCGGCAGTTCGATATTTGATTTTTATTTTGTATTTAAATGATAACAATGGATGTACAACTTTTCCTAATCTAGGATTGTCTTTCAAACCAAAACAAGGAAGTATGATTATGTTTCCTCCGTTTTGGATGTTTCCTCATTCAGGTGAAACACCGACAGACAATGATAAGTATATTATGATGAGTTGTCTTCACTATAGTTAAAGCAGGAGTGGAGAAATCGGTAAACTCAGTGGACTTAAAATCCACCGGCACTAAAAACGCCTTGCGGGTTCAAGTCCCGCCTCCTGCACCACAACCTGACCGTAGTTAAATGGATATAACATGGGTCTTCTAAACCCAGATTCCAGGTTCGATTCCTGGCGGTCGGGCCACCTATACTACAAACTTAACGTATAGTGTGCAATCACCATCAGTTTCTCCCAGAATGGTGATTCTTCCATTTTCAATTTCTACATTTTCTTCTGCGATTTCTTCAACTTTCTCAGCACTTACGAATAGGCTCTGTACCATCGTTAACTTATAAACGCCTGTCCCTCCGTTTACAACAGAGTTCATAATATCAACTTCATTTTCATTAAAGAAACCATCTGTTGCTGTAATATCGTCAAATAAAAAATCGTCTACGCTTGTCATTTTTATGTCCTTAGGTTGGTGTGTCTTCTACGATGTTGAAATTCTTTCCTGATGAAACCACGCAATAAAGATCCTCGGAGATTTTTTCGACAACGGTCCACGTTTTAGTTCTTTTATTTAGAAAAAATATTACTACCGATTCGACTATAGTTCTATTATTTGTCGATCTAACTGTTTCTCCGGCAGCAAAAGGTTTTTCATTAAATTCTACCATCACTGCCGTTAAATCTTTCAAATTACCACATTCTACTGGTAATAACCTAGTTTGAGCATTTGCGGTTAAAGAGGTTAGAAGAGCCATTAATACTATTAGATATTTCATGATCAAGCCCTTATGAAAAGTATTTGATTAGTTATGTAGTTACCATTTTCCAGCACTTCTTCCATACTCATAAAACCAAACGAAAAATTTAATTGCAACAGTAATGCTTATGATAAGTAAAGTTCCCCAAAAGGCATTTTCTATAAATTTCTTTCTTCTTTGGGCTTGATCTCTAATTGCTTTCTCTCTTTCTTCTCTAACTTTTTTTCGGATAGCTATGAATTCTCGATATCCTTCTTGACTTAGATGCTGTAAAGCACCATAATAAAACATGTGTTGAATTTCCGCTTCCATCTCTCTAAGTTTTTGTTGAGCGGCATAAATGTCCATCGCTTCAGCCGTATCACTTTTAGCGAATCCAATTTTTTGAAAGATGCCAGGTTTTTTCTGATGATTAGGATCTCTCGACTTGTTTATGAAGTCTTGTAGTTGACCTGCTGAGTCTGCCCACTTGTTTAGTTGTCCGAAAATATCTTGTACCTCTCTTCCAACGGCAATCGCCTTCTTGATTCCATTGAAGGCGGCAGTTGTTGCTGCAAGAAGTGTTACGGGATCCATTAGTTCGCCAATGGATTATCTAATGCTTTTTTAATCTTATCATCAACTTCACGGCGAATTGTTCTTATTTCATTATTCGTTTCACGTTCAATTCGATTTACCCTTTCATTAACTCCTTGAACTGTCGCATCTACTTGCTTTTGCATTTCTCGCACAGATGAATCTGTTGATCTACGAATTTCTTTTATTTCCCCATCAACTTGCTTACGAATTTCTTTGAAGTCAACTTCAACTTGTCTGCGAACTTCAATAACCGCTCTCTCAACTTCTCTCTGTGCGACCTTACTGCTTCTTTCTACGCCTTCCAATACACCTTCTGTTCTACGAATATCACCTTTAAGGTTCTGATTGATATCACGAGTATAACCAACCACCTTTTCGCTATTTTCTTCTAGTTTAATAATTCTTGCTTCATATTCGCTGAAATCTGGTGCGACATAATTCGCTATTTTCTTTTTCATTCCCATATAATCATTGTATGCTTCAAAACATCCATATAGTCCACCTATAACTGATGAAACAATACCAAATGCAATCATGAGTTTTGCAGGTGTAAACTCATATCCACCAATGCTGATAACGGTATCTTTACTCGCATACTTTTTCATAGCCGCTTCTGCGGCTTCTACCTTTTTGTTTAAATCTACTTTATCTTCTGTACTGCTCATCTACCATCTCCCTATGAATTCTATCTGAACGTTGATTGAGTTGTCTTAATGCTCTAGCATTGTCTTGTATCGTCACACGTTTATAAATATCTTCAGATTTGTAGAACGGCACATCAGGTATTTTTACTTCTAAGTATTGACTAAATCCAGGAACCTCCGCCATTGAAGCTAAAGCAACGTCTTGTGGATCTCTCTGACTGCTTCTTTGAGCGGCAACAGCGGCTGCTCTCGCAGTCTCCCTTGCACTATTTCTTGATTGCTGTTGCTGTGTTGTGTTTCTTGACGGTGATTGCGATCCACCTGTTGATGATGGTGATACCGATAATCCTTGTCCAAGTGGTTGAGGCGTTTGTATCTTTTCTTCAGGTTTGGAGATAATCTGATTTACAATTGGATCACTCGTAGCTTGTGGCGTAGTTAATAACTTCGCTACATCCTCGTTCCCAACAGACGGCACATTTAGTGGAGAAGAAACGACAGAGGTTACTGCTGTCGTAATTGGTTGTGTTACTGTCTCAATCACCTGCTTCTTTCTAAAAGCGTCTGCATATCCTGGGCAACCAGAATTGTATAGAGGGTTTGCCATACATTGCTGATTGAAAAACGCTTGTTGATAAAGAGGACACGATGTTGAAAAAAGGGGATTAGCGGTACACTGTTGATTCAAGTAAGCTGATTCATACAGTGGACACGATGTATTGGACAATGGGTTCTCATTACAGTTCTTATCGAATAATGCTTTAGCATATCCTGGACAGGTTGAATTGTATAACGGATTTGCTGTACATTGTTGTTGCAAAAATGCTTGTTGATACTCTGGACAAGTAGGAGAAAATAGTGAGTTTAAACTACATTGCTGTGCTTGATAAGCAACTGCGTATCCTGGGCAATTGGTTGCAAATAGAGGATTTGATGAGCATTGCTGATTAAACCATGCTTGTTGCCAACCTGGACAAGACTGACTGAATAGTTGGTTAATCGCACATTGTTGCTGCAAGTACGCTTGCTGATAACCTTCGCACGTTGGTGAAGCGAGAGGATTCGCACCGCATGGATCCAGTGAATATCTCAATCGAATATCTATATCTCTTATCTCAGGGCCGTAATATCCTTTCCAATTTCCCTCATCTCTGCTCGATATCGATATGTAAACATTACCTAAAGATGCTAGACTATACTTGTTAGCAAAGTCTTCAGTTCCAGTAAAGCGAGTCCAATCGTTTATTCGTCTACTGTAATCATAAGTTTTACTTTCTATGATGTTCGCATTTGTGGAATCATAAAGAGACACGCGAATACCTAATGGATCGAAAGATTGAGTTTGATAAGCTCCTGCGTTAGCGTTTTTTATAGTCCATCCGTATTGATATCCTCTGACGATAATGCCAGTACCATTCAACGCCTGATTGACTGCTATGCTCTGATATAATACTGAACCGCCGTAGCTAAAAAGTATAGCTCCGTCAGCCGATCTTTGGACTGGACATGGTCCTCCTGTCGTTCCACCCCATATCATTCCATTGTGCTGAGTCAAACATCCCTGCCAACCTGATTGATTGACAATATTACTGGATGTTTGAATATCTTGGGCGTTAGAGTAGAAGGAGAAGAACAGCCAAGACGCCAAGCCCAGCAGAAATTTTTTGCCAGAAACTTGCATTCGAACTCTCGCTTAGAGGTTGAGGTTTACGATCTGGATTTGCATCCCAAACTTTCTTAGCCTCTTCACCAATTTTACCATCTATTGGACAAGGTGTTCCTGCATTCATCATCGCTTGGAAAACTCTATCATCTTGACAGAGAGTAGATACGGCAGCAACTTTCATACCCATATCATAAAGATTTTTGGCTAGTTTCAATCTTTCGCAGTTCATATCTCTAACCATTGTTCCGCCAGAGATACCGAGAATTTGAGTCTGAACAGCGCCACCAACGCCGACAGTACAAAGGTCGTTGTTCAGTACATTAAAAGAAGGAGAAACTGCCGTCGCTGGAGGAGACCTTACTGTAGTTTCGTTTACGCTATTACTATTTGTGGTAACGGTGCTCGAACTTTTAGAATCTGTTACTATCACATCAGATTGAGCAAAACTTAACGAAGAAATAACAAAAAGCACCAAAAAGGTTAACTTTTTGTACATTTTTGACTTCCTATAGATGTTGTCCTAGAACAACATGATTGACAACTGAAACTATTTATGTTATTATTTACACATAATGAAAATGTCTCATAAAAACAACAGTTTGGAAGTGTTGCAAAAATACAACTTGACGTTTTCCTGGATGTCTGTATAATTGATTCTGTTGATTGATTAATAAGGAGTTTTCTGTGGCTTATGTCTCTCAAGAAACCAAAGCAAAAATCGTTGCTGCTGTTAAGCCTGTTCTGAAAAAATATGGTTTGAGCGGTACTTTTGCGGTTCGAAATCATTCTACGATTTCTCTGACCTTAAAATCTGGCAAAATCGATTTTATTGAGAATTATATAAAAGTTGATGCGGAAAAACCCTACGCTCGTCATTTGAGTTCGGATCAAGTTTCAACGATTCGTAATCAGAGCCATCTGGATATTAATCCTTACTGGTTTCATGAGCACTTTTCTGGCAAAGCAAAAGCGGCTCTAACTGAGATTTTCGCGGCTATCAAAAAAGGTGGTAGCTGGTATGATGAGTCCGATATTCAGACTGATTATTTTAATACTGCGTTCTATATCGACGTTAATGTCGGTAAGTGGAACAAACCTTATGAGGTTAAGTGATGTTTGAGAACGATACCCTTGATTCTGTTATGTTTGACTCTCCAGAATTGCCCTTTCCGACTGAAAACGAGATCGATGAAATGGCTAAATGGTATGGAGAGGATGAACCTGATGTAGGAAGTTGACAATGCAAGGAATTTATATTATAATATTGCGGGATGGCTGCCGAGTGGCTGCCCTCCGCGATTATGAAGAACTTTTTGAAGGCTACTCACCCAGTATGATTCGATACCTCAACAAAGAAAAATTTGTTGAGGCTTTTGGCTTTTGTGTTCCAATGACCGAAGTTGAAGCCCGAGAATGTGCCCGAGTAATAGCAAAATCTTACCGCGAATTGCCTGATGGCATTCGCACACTAACTGATTATCGTAATTTTTCCTTTGAGGAACTCCGTGATGGTGCGTATTCCAAAGATTGAAGAACCTAAATTTCAAGGCACTCTTTCCAAAATTCAACTGATTGAGTGTTTGAATTGGTATCATTCAAATAAAGAAAATAAAGATGCCGTAAAATACATTCAAGATTATTGTAAGAAGAATAGAATTGATGGTCGCATATCGAGTACCGAAAGTTTTCTGACCATTGCATGGTTATGTCGGGCTGAGATGAATGGTAATGATCTTGGCTCATACGGAAAAAAATATCTCATCAATAAATTGAAGAGTATGGTTCGTATCGAAAAGACGGTTGTCCAAGATGCGACACCAGTTGTAAGTATTCAAGAACGATTGAAAGAAAAAGTTTCAGAAATTGCCGGCGATCTTGAAGGCGCAATCGATGATTATATTCTCAGCGGATTTAAAGATTCGAAATCTCCTTTTGCTTTGATGCAGGATCGAACAAAAGGTTTACATGCTACTCGTTTGATCGAAATTTTTAAACGTCGTCGAGCGGAGTTTGATGAGGTATTGAATTCGAAAGATACCCAAGTGAAAGAAGGTTATTCTAATTTCACTAAACCTCAAATCAAGAAAATTATTGCTTATTGCGATTCGATCATCACTGATGCACTTAAAATTTCAGGTGAAGCTAAGGCTACTCGTAAACCTCGAAAGCGTAAAGCCAAGACTGCCGATCAGTTGCTAGGTAAATTGAATTATCTAGAAGAGTCTAAAGAATTTAAACTCAAATCGGTGATGCCAAAGCAAATTCTTGGTGCTACTCAATTATGGGTTTTTAATGTTAAAACCAAGGCTCTCGGTGTTTATCATGCCGAAGATGCCTCGGGATTTTCCGTGAAAGGTTCTACCTTACAAAACTTTTCAGAAATGAAATCTGTAACTAAGCGCCTTCGTAAACCTGAGAAAGTATTATCTGAGGTATTGAACGGAGGTAAAGTTACTCTTCGAAACATTTTGGGTAAAGTTGCCACTAAAGAAAGCTTCTTGACAGGACGTTTAAATAAAGATACAATACTACTTCGAATTATTTAAAAGAGATAACATGTTAATTTTTGATTTCAACCAGGTAGTTCTAGCCAATTTGATGGAACAGATTGGCTATTCTAAACAGCCTGTAGATGAAGGTCTTGTTCGACATATGGTATTGAATACCATTCGAGCGCATATCCGAAAATTTCGAGAGTATGGTGAAGTAATTATTGCTTGCGATAATAAGCGTTACTGGCGCCGCGAAGTTTTTCCTCCTTATAAAGCTCATCGCAAAAAGAATCGTGAGGCTTCTGGTCATGATTGGACAACCATTTTCGAATGTATGTCCAAGATTCGCCAAGAACTTAAAGATCATTCACCGTATAAAGTGATTGATGTTGATGGTGCCGAGGCTGATGATGTAATTGGTGCTCTGGTACACAAGTATGCAGATAAAGAACCAATTATGATTCTTTCATCCGATAAAGACTTTGTACAGTTACAAACTTATAAAAACGTAAAACAATATTCACCAACTTTAAAGAAATATATTAAAGCGGATGATCCGATTAAACAACTGAAAGAATTGATTGTCACTGGTGATACAGGTGATGGCATTCCAAATATTCTTTCTCCAGACAATTCTATAATTGATGGCATTCGCCAAAAACCAGTTACGAAAAAATTTCTTTCAGAGTTCGCAGAAAATGGAACATCCAAATTTAATGACACTCTTAATCGTAATTGGTCGCGTAATGAGATATTGATTGACTTGTCTATGATTCCAGAAACCATCTCAGAAAGTATTATAAGTACATATAACGAAACGAAGCCGGCTAGTCGTCAACAGTTTATGAATTATATGATTGCAAATCGGTTGAAAAATTTACTTGAGGTTATCGATGAGTTCTAATCTGATGTATCATGAAATAATTGAACTTTTTCAAAAAACGGAAAAACGTTCGGAAAAAATTGAAGTATTACGAAAACATGCTGATGTTAATTTCGTTAATTTTCTGAAGATGGCTTTTGATCCACGAATAGTTTTTGATGTTGAAATTCCTTCGTACAATCCATCAATTATTCCTGCCGGTCTAAATGATTTGTATCTTCATAGTGAAATCCAGAGAATGTATAGATTCATCAAAGATCATCCTCGTAGACCTCATGGACTAACCGCAGCAAAACAGAAAAGTTTGCTCATTTCCGTTTTGGAATCTCTTCATAAAGATGAAGCGGATTTAATGATTCGTTGTATCAATAAAGATTTAAAAGTTCCCTTTCTAACTCCAAAACTTATTAAAGAAGCTTTTCCTGATTTGGATCTGGGTGTATGAAAGTTGCAGTTGTAACTCCCACTATTGGCACACGATATCTTTCTGATTGTGTCCAAAGTATAGATGAACAAACATATGATAATCTTACTCATTATATTTTCTTAGATGGTGAGAAACAATATGGAAATAAAATTTGGCGCCAGTTAGAGGGAGCATCCAGGATTAAAACCATCCGACTCGAAGAGAACATTGGAAAAGGATGGTATGGTCACCGAGTCTATGCTGCATGTTCTTTTTTAGTGAATGCTGATATTATTTTTTATCTTGATGAAGACAATTGGTTCGAAAAAGATCATGTAGAAAGTCTTGTCAAAATTATTACTGAAGAAAATTTAGATTGGGCCTATAGTTTTAGAAAAATTTATGATAAAGAAGGCAATTATCTGTGTGAAGATAATTGCGAATCTCTGGGAAAATGGCCCATTTATTTTTCTGAAGATCAATATCATATTGATACTTCCAGTTTCGCCGTAAAGCAGAATGTTGCTACTCGAATTGGTCATTCTTGGTATGGACAATGGGGTGCAGATAGAAAATTCTTTTTCAATCTTAGCAAATATTTTCCGAAATATGATTGTTCAATGAATCATTCTTTATGTTATAGGCTTGATGGAAATCCTAACTCAGTCAGTAAAGAGTTTTTTGAAAAAGGCAACGAAGCAAATCTAGAACGTTATAATGGAATTTTACCATGGAAGAAAACATCAGAACCGCACTCGTTACGGGTGGGGCCGGGTATCTCGGTTCTTTTCTAAGCAAAAAACTTAAAAAAGAAGGCTGGAGGGTCGTCGTATATGACAAAAAACCTCCAACACATACTTACTTCGATTCTCTTATTATAGATGATATACTGAATCGAGAAATGGTAAATACCGTTTTTTCTGAGGAAAATATCAATGTCGTTTTTCATCTAGCTGGTAGAATTGAAGTTGGTGAATCTGAAAAGAATCCTACTGAGTTTTGGGAAGTGAACGTCGGTGGAACTTTGATTGTATTGAATGCCATGAAAAAGCATGGCGTCAACAAAATTATTTTTTCTTCTACTGCCGGTGTTTATTTTTCTAGCGGAATTATGATTCCTGAAGATGAAGCGACCACAAACAATTCCGTATATTCAAATACAAAATTATCCTGCGAATATGCTATTGAAGATTCTGGTCTGGATTTTGTGATCTTCAGATACTTCAATTTGGCCGGAGCAGATGATAATTTAGGTGAAAATCATGAGCCAGAAACTCACCTGATTCCTAGAATTCTTCAAAATCTAAATAGTTTTCAAATATATGGTAATGATTATGATACTCCCGATGGAACGTGCATAAGAGATTATGTACATGTTTCAGATGTAGTGAATGCTCATATTGAAGCAGTAAAATATCTTGATGATAATAAAGAGAATGTAATTGTAAATTTAGGATCTGGACAAGGTTACTCTGTTTTAGAAATTATAGATATTATCGAGAAGGAAATCGGACTAAAATTAAATTATCAGATTGCTCCCAGGAGAGAAGGCGATCCAAGTCGTCTTGTTGCTGATATAACTCTTGCTAAAGAATTGTTAAATTATGAACCACAACACAAAATCGATTCAATCATTAAATCTGCCTATGAGTGGGAGAAGAAAAGATCCCGATGAAAAGGATATTTCTTTTACCGTACAAGATAAACTAGACAATTGTTTTTTAAATAATAATGTACACTTTTTGTATGGTGAGATCGATGAGATAAACATCAACAAAACGATTCAGTGGATTATTTACGAAAACACCCAAGAGAATACTAATAATAAAGTATTAAAATTATATGTTAATTCTATTGGAGGAGATTTGTATCAAGCTTTAGGTTTGATAGATGTCATGAGACTTAGTAACAATCCAATACACACTATTGGTATTGGTGCTGTTATGTCAGCGGCATTTCTCATCTTTGCTTCTGGTGAAAGAGGTCATCGTTATATCACAAGAAATTGTGGAATAATGTGCCATCAGTATACGGATGTTTATGAAGGTAAACATCATGACCTCAAATCATTTGCCAAAGAGGCAGAATTAACAAATAAAAGAATGATGAAAATTCTTCAGGATGCCACTGGCATGACCGAAAGTCGGGTTAAAACAAAGCTACTTACACCGAGCGATGTTTGGATGTCTGCTGAAGAATTGGTGCAACTAGGTGTAGCCGATCAAATACTTTAAAGGAGGAAAGACCGAAAATGATTGGTGGTATTAGAGTAGAGAGGGTCCAAAAAACTAAATTTCGTAAAGAAAGAGACCAAGAGAGTTATAGCAGTAAAAAGAAAAAACACCACGATAAAACAACATACCGTATGGTGAGAGAGGAAGACCATGAACTCGAATTATATCAAAAAGAAAATCGAAGAACTTGAAGAACAGATTGCCAGTCAACACGGCGATTTGAAGGAACTCAAGAAACAATTACATAATCTTCGAATGCAAGAATTTGAGGAAGATTTGCGTGAGAGTGACAATAGACAATTACTAAAAGGTTAAGTTGTAAAAAAACAACAGTAACTTGACAGATTGTTTGGTTATGATATACTTTGTGAATGATGAATATTCCTTCAGTTGGTTCTAAAATTTCTGTGACTGTCCGACACAAGTCGGTTTATCTCTATGCAAATCAGCCCTGGGATGAGCGAACTTATGTTGGTATGGTCGTGAAAAGTGCGAAGTGGGTTGATGCGGAGAGTTTTACTCTTCAGACTGAAGACTCGCAATTTCCAATCAAGATTATACATTCTGGTAAAGTGCATAATCTAAAATTTTTGTCTGGAGGTGACTCTCTTAATATTCGCAAGTTTCAAGTTCAAGGAAAAGGTGGTTCTTATACCGTGACAAAAACAGGCAAACAATATTCCTGTACTTGTATCGGTTTTAAGTATCATTCAAAATGCAAACACATTACCGCAGTTATAGATAAGGAATGATATGGATCAGTTTACGATGCTTGTTAATTATTTTGTTCAAAGTGATCAAGAAAAACTTCAAGCTAGTCGTGGCTTGGAAACAACAGACTCTATGGAATTTGTTGAACAGGTCTTGCTAGAAGGTTATAATATCGAGGGAAATTTTCAATGAATGAATTTGCTTTTTTTCTAGAAGCTTGGCTTTTTTGTTATAAAAACAATATCGATATCAAAAAAATTTATCGTAAAGATTGGAAAACCTGGGCACTACGATGATGATTTATGTACGCGACCGTTCTAAGATGAAGTCGCCAACTAAAAAACAACAGGCTGAGTATCAAGCTTGGCTCGATAGTTTGAGCCAACAAAGAACTGGATTTTCTAAGACTCCCGTTCGAAAAGTTGCGAAGCCAGTTTATTTGCCAAAAGTTCCTCCTGGACGCGAAACGCCAAAATATCCAAGCGTAGACACTGGCGGTGGTTCGACCACTAAGCCCATTCACGGTAAGGTATATACTGGTAGTCTAATGAAAGGTATCGGAACGTTACATAAGAGTAACGCGGTTCCAATCTTCACTGACCAGGAAGCTTTGGATCAAGCGAATATGCGCCGTTGATATGGACCTTCATACCATCACAATTTTTGTCTCCGGTGCGTTCCTAGGTGCTGTCCTAGGTAGAATGTTGACTTTCTTTGTGTTGGCTGGAGCCTTGATTGTCATTTTATTGTTTCGTTTGTAAAACGTTGTTTTTATGCAACATATGAAAAAATCTCTTGACTTTTGCATCCTCTGTGCTAAAATATTGTTTCCTTAATTTAAATCGGAGTTTATTATGGCTAAACCTGCAAAGACCCTCAAACTTAAACCTGCTGAGAAACTTCTCAATCTTTTGATTACTGGTGATATTTTCACCAAAGACCAAATCAATGATCGACTTGGTACAGAAATTGAGATGTATCGAATTTCGACTTATATGTGGTATATCAAGACTGAAGTTGGTGGTGTCATTCGCGTAACTAAAGACGGCCGGCGTGTCGTTGGATACCAACTTGTTAATGTGAAAGATATTGAAAAGTATCTTAAAGATCGCGGTATTCTTTTGAGTGTAAAACCTCCCGTTGAGAAACTTTCTGACCTTAAAGCGGAAAAAGTTTCTGATACAGAAGTTCTCGAAGTTACAGAAATTGCTCAGTAATTTTTATTCTCCTTGTTGTAACTTTCAGCCTGGTAAACTCCAGGCTTTTTTACTATGAACATATTCTATCTACATAATGAACCTAAAATTTGTGCGGAAATGCATAACGATAAGCATACCGTGAAAATGATTATCGAATATGCCCAACTTATGTCCACTGCACACCGATTGCTCGATGGCGTTCCTTATCTCGATAAGACTGCTAATGGTCGTTCAATCAAACGTTGGCGCCTTGAAGGTGAAAACGAAACCGTCATGATGAAGGCTTCTCATATCAATCATCCTTCAGCCGTATGGACTCGTTCAAATCGCCAAAATTACAATTGGTTGTATTGTATGTGGTATTATCTTTGCAAAGAATATACCTATCGATATGATAAAATCCATGCGGTAGAAAAAAGAATGTCTAACGCATTGTATCTTCCTCCAATTAATATCGTGAGTAGTGAATTCTTTCCACCAACACCCGCAATGCCAGATAATGTAAAAGTTCCAGGTAATTCTCTAGCGTCTTATCGTAACTATTACAATCGCAACAAAACTCATCTTGCATCTTGGAAAAATCGACCAACTCCCGAATGGTATCAGGCTATATAAAGATATGCCAACTTATACTTTTTTTAATTGTGAAACGGGTGAAGCGTTCGAAATGATGATGAAAATTTCCGAGCGTGATACCTTTCTGGTTGAAAATCCACACATTCAACCAGTTCTTACCGCACCAGCAATTCTATCTGGTGTTTCCACTTCAAATCAAAATCGGGTTCCCGATGGGTTCAAGGAGGTGCTTTCTAAAATTTCTGAAGCTCATCCCAGCAGCGGTGTGGCTGAAAAACATGGTAAAAAATCTATCAAACAGATTAAAACGGACCAAGTTGTAAAGAAACACGTTGAAAGGGTGACGGGAGTGAAAACATAATTTTTTAAAAGGTCATCAATGTCTAGAAAAGCCAATACAAAAATAAAATTAGTAGAAGAAGAAACAAAAAACGGACATACATTAAGAATTAAGATAGACGATCTAAAAACATTTGATCCTCTAACTCAAAATCAAAAAAAGTTTTTTGATGCATACAAAAGAGGTGATTATTTTGTAGCACTTCATGGTGTAGCAGGCACAGGAAAAACATTTTGTGCGATGTATAAAGCCCTTGAAGAAGTTCTAGACAAATCAAATCCTTTTAATAAGATAATTCTCGTTCGTTCGGCAGTTCAATCTAGAGAAATCGGACATTTGCCAGGCGATGTAACTGAGAAGATGGAAATCTATCAGCAACCTTATAGACAAATTTGTGAAACTCTATTTGGTCGTAAAGATGCATATCAAAGACTTGAAGAACAAGGATATGTTGAATTTATTTCGACATCATTTATTCGAGGTATGAGTTTTGATGATGCAATTATTATTGTTGATGAAATGCAGAATCTTACCTTCGAAGAGATTGATACTGTAATGACTCGTGTTGGATATCGTTCAAAGATTATTTGGTGTGGCGATTATAGACAAACGGATTTGAATAAAAAGAAAAATGACATGAGCGGCATTTTGAAATTTTTTGATATCGCAATGCATATGGATGCATTTACTAAGATCGAGTTTACACCTGATGATATTGTTCGTTCTTCATTGGTGAAAGATTATATCTTGGCTAAACTTAGATACGAAGACCATGTTGTTTGAACATGTAAAAATACCAGAATTGCAATTTGATTTAGAAGCACAAACTAGTGATTCTGGTAGATTGTATCTGACTCCAAGTGGCAAGAAATATCCCTCCGTTACTACTGTTCTGTCACACTATAACTCTAAAGCTATCGCAGAGTGGCGTGAGAGAGTCGGTAATGAAGAAGCGAATAAAATATCAGGTAGGGCTTCTCGTCGAGGTACAAAACTTCATAGTGTATGTGAAAAGTATCTTTTGAATGAGATGACTGAATTGAAAATGCGCTCGATGATGCCTAATATTAAAGAATTATTTCTTAAAGTTAAACCTTATATTGACAAAAACATTTCGAAAGTATATACTCTAGAACAAGCGTTGTACTCGGATCATCTACGAATTGCTGGTCGAGTAGATTGTATTGCAGAGTGGAATGGAGTGTTATCTGTAATTGATTTTAAGTCTTCAACTAAAGCAAAGAAAAAAGAATCAATTGGTAATTATTTTATGCAATGCACCGCATATGCCGAGATGTTTTATGAATTGACTGGAACACCCATACATCAATCAGTTGTATTGATTGGTGTTGAAGAAGATAATGGACAAGTATTTGTTGAAAAAACTGCTGATCATTATTTACCTCTAAAAGAATATATTGACCGTTATTATGATAAATCAAACCGTACTGAATTTGTCTGACTCTTTAAAAGTCAACTATGATTCTGCATACCCTTTTCCTTATGTTGTCATAGATAATTTTTTAAATGAGTTTGTTGCAAAAAGGATCGTTGAAGAATTAAAACAGTATCAGCATTGGTCTTGTGATACAACTGATGAAGTAAAAGATTATCAAATAAACAAATATTATACACCAGATGTCTTTGATCTTTCTACTCTAAATGCTCTGAACAGAGATTGCCCAATCACAAAATTTACTTTAGACTATTTGAATAGTTCGGATACATTAAATTTTTTAGAAAAACTTACAGGCATAAAAACACTGATTGGCGATGATACGTTTTTGGGTGGTGGCGTTCATCGTGTTTTGACTGGGGGTAAATTAGGTATACATGCAGATTTCAATATTCAGTTTAAAAATAATCTTCATCGTAGATTGAATATGCTGATTTATTTGAATGAGAATTGGCAAGATCAATGGGGTGGCAATCTCGAACTTTGGGAAAAAGACATGAGCAAATGTTGCGTTCAAGTCAAACCAATATTCAATCGTGCTATAATTTTTAGAATCACTGATGATGCTTTTCATGGTCATCCTCACCCACTAAATACCCCTCAAGGTGTTGACAGGTATTCTTTGGCATTGTATTATTACACAGAGGATAGACCAGAACATGAGAAAGCACCATTTCATCCAGTTGTTTGGAAAACTCCAAGATAAGTAATGTGGGTTTGGATATTATCCATCACATTATTAGGTACCAATCCTGAACATTCAAGAATCGCTAAATTTGAGACTAAAGAAGATTGTCAGAAAGCACTGATTGCTAAAAGAAAAGAATATGAACTAAAAGGTAGAGAAATGGTTGGTCATTGTTTTTATGGAAGAACAGATTCTAAAGGTTGGTGGTAATAAATAAAGCTATGATCGTATGAAGTAGATCGAAAGGTGTTCTGGACGGCGGTTCGATTCCGCCCAGGTCCACCAGTAAACTCTTTGAGTGACTACACTGGAACAACTGCAACACTTGCCAAAGTCGACTAAAGCAAGAACCAGCCAGGAAGTAGGGTCACCGTGATTTCGAGTATCGCAGAGAGTTTACTAATGGGCCTGACCTGGTTTCGACAGGGCAATAAGTAGAGACATGGACGATCCGACACAGAGAGTCGTAAAAAGTAAATTCAATAAACGCAAATGAAGAAATCTTTGCATTAGCCGCCTAAACACGGCTTAGGGTTTCGGTGGGTTTCCTCGTAACAGAATAACCCACCATCACTACTAGGAGGTATCAAATGAAAAGTTTAACTTTTCTTAGTGTGATTTTTTTTATGCTTATAGTGAAAAACGTTTACGCTATACCAAATACGATTCTCTTCAGGGATCTTACCGCAGAAGCGCAGAAGCAGGTCGTATGTTTAGCAGATAACATCTATTTTGAAGCAGCCAGCGAATCTCATAACGGCAAAATGGCTGTTGGATTTGTCACACTAAATCGCGTTTCAACAGGAAACTATCCAAATACAGTTTGCGGAGTTGTACATCAAAAGATAAGAGGAATTTGTCAATTTTCTTGGTATTGTGATCCAACCACTGCTAAGAAAAGGTTGACAATAAGATCCACTTCATTGTATAATGATATCTTGGATTTGGCAGTGTTTCTTGCGGTTTATTATCATTTTATAGAAGATGTTTCCAAAGGAGCCACACATTTTCATTCCGTCAGAGTTAATCCGAGATGGAAATTACAAAAAACTAGTCAAATAGGACAACACATATTTTATAGAAATAGATACGAAAGAATTAATAAAGAAAAATTTATTTTGGCATAAATTATGGACGATTATGAATTGGAAAATTTTTTGGCGAGAATTAGAGTTGATGTTGCTACGCTGCGACGAAGACCTAAACGAAGATCGAATAAAAGAGTTTTAAAAAAATATTGCTGGGAATCATATCAACTACCGATGAATATTATGGAAAAAAACAAAGATAGAATTTTTATTGGCGCATCCGATTATTCAGATTTCGTATTTTGTAATCTGGTGAATAATTTTGAAGATAAAAAATTATCTCTTTTTAATCGTGAAATTAAATTGCATGGCAATCGTCGCCGCTGGTATAACTTTATTGAATCTAATTATGAGAATCAAAAGATTCTAGAAATCAACGACAATTCAGGCTATATTATTACTGAAGATGGATTTTTTAGATATAGCGTTAGTTCGAATTCGATTACTGTCGAAATTTATGGTTCGTTGAAATTTATCGATCAATCGGAAGAGTTTGTATTGAACAATTTTGAAATCGTCACATCTTATATCGAATGGGTATATAGTGCGAATGGTGACACCGTAACAATTCCGTTAAATATGGACAAATTGCCCATCGATGAAATGTATCCATTTCTTAAAGATGAAACTCTGCAAGAATATTATGATAGGTTTTTAAATTCGACAGCAAACATTCTTTTGTTGATCGGTCCGCCTGGTACGGGCAAGACCACATTTATTCGAGGGCTTATTGCTCATAGCAATTCATCTGCCCTCGTCACATATGATGCGGCGATTTTGGAAAAAGACTATGTTTTTGCCAGATTTATTGAAGACAATAATGACATCATGGTCTTAGAAGATTCTGATAATTTCCTAAATGCTCGTCAAGATGGTAACACTATGATGCATCGTTTTTTAAATGTGGGCGATGGTCTTGTGACAACAAAAGGTAAGAAGCTAATTTTCTCAACAAATCTTCCTTCTGTTCTTGATATTGATCCTGCACTAGTTCGTCCTGGTCGGTGTTTCGATATTCTTACATTTGATAATTTGCAAAAAGAAGATGCGGTGAAACTTGCGACTAAGGTCGGAGTAAACTTGACAGATGATAAGGATAGTTTTACAATTGCAGAAGTTTTTAATAAGCAAACATTAACTGACCAAAACAAAAAAATTGGTCGCAAACTTGGTTTTATTTAAGGAGTTTATTATGGCCGTACAACAATTTAGTATTAATCAGATTTCAAATGAGGCAGACAGGAAAAAACTTCTGAGTGCCATTCGTGAATGTTCAGATTCTATGACTCGCATTTCTGCTGAAAAAGATTTGATTAAAGAAACCGTGAAGGCAGTTTGTGAAGAACTCAAATTGCCTAAACGACTCGTGAATCGCCTAGTGAAAGTCTATCACAAACAGAATTATGATGAAGAAGTGGCTACACATGAACAATTCGAACAACTCTATGAGACTATCGTAAAGTAATATGCCTACTAAAGAAGAAATGTTTAAATTTCAAGAAGAAATTGAGAAATTAATTTCTGGAACTGATTACAATTATATGGAAGCAATTGTTGAGTATTGTAATCGAACTGGTATGGAAATCGAAGTAGCATCATCTTTGGTAAATAAAGATTTAAAAGCCAAAATCGAAATTGATGCTCAAGAACTCAATTTGCTTCCCAAAACACACAGACTTCCAATATGACAGGTTATGAAGCATTCAGTACATTTCATGTTTTAAAGTTGCACTTTACCACTAATTATGATTATTTTAAGTATAATGGTAAATGTAATATTTCAATAGAAACTTTTGAGAAGCGAAAAGACAAGTATCATTTTTATAAGTTGTCTAGAAAATATGATGTTGATGACTATAAACAATTCATAATCTCTAACTTACTTAAAGATCCTAATATCTGGGCAGGCAATTTGCTAGAAGAAACAGCAAATGATATTCATATGTCTAGAATGTCTAGAATACAGTCTTTGTCTTATAAATTTAAAAATGATTGTTTATTCATAAGAGAAAAAACAGATTTGAATGAAGCTTTAAAAACAAATGGTGATTACCCTCTTTTGCTTACAATGACAACACAGGGGGATATTTCGGATGAAACCGTTTGTATACTTAATTGCCTTGTTAATTTTTTGCCCGTTTGGAGTAGGAAAATAAGGGATACAATTCGCTGGCCTCTTTTATATAAGAAATGGATGTGTTATACTCCATTCATAGAGTTTGATAGGTCTAAATTTAAAAAACTTGCCTTAGAAGGTTTGAAATGATTGAAAAAATTTATTTGGATATGGATGGTGTTCTGTGTGATTTTGAATCACGCTATGAGAAATTGTTCGGTGAATTGCCGGCGTATTCCCGAGAGATGAAAGAGTGGTCCGCGAATTGGAATGTTTTCGTTGAGACTGAACAGTTCAAAACTCTTGATTGGAATCCTGGCGGAAAAACTTTACTTAAAGTGATCACTGATGCTGATATTGATTATGAAATTTTATCTTCATCAGGAGGCAAAAAACATCACGAAAAAGTAGAAGCTCAAAAGAAACATTGGCTTCAAACAAATGGTATTCTCGTCAAAGCTAATATTGTTCCTGGAAGAACAAACAAAGCAAAGTTTGCCAATTCTAGGGCAGTTTTGATTGATGATACACCAGATGTGATTGATGCCTTTAATGCAGCAGGTGGTTATGGTATTCTCCACAAAAATACCCCTGATACGGTAAAGAAGTTGGAGCGTATCTTGAATGTTGCTAAATAACAGTATATAATGCATACTGTGGACAATAAAAAATATTCCGTTTATACTACGACATACGAAAGGAAATAATATGAGTTTCGCAAATCTAAAACGTAATCGCAATAGTCTCGAAAAACTTACGAAAGCAATTGAGACTACCGCCCAAGCCGCAGAAGCCGGCTCCAAAGACGATACCCGACTCTGGCAACCAAGTGTAGATAAATCGGGTAATGGCATGGCCGTTATCCGATTTCTTCCCGCACCTTCTGTAGATGGTGAAGATGGTCTTCCTTGGATTCGTACATTTAGTCATGGTTTTCAAGGACCTGGCGGATGGTTCATCGATAACTGTTTGACCACTCTGAATGAAAAATGTCCAGTTTGTGAGCATAACAATTCTCTATGGAATTCTGGTATCGAAGCCAATAAAGAAATCGTTCGTAAACAAAAACGTAAACTTAGTTATATTGCTAATGTTTATGTTGTCTCAGATCCTTCAAATCCTGAAAATGAAGGTACTGTTCGTCTGTTCAAATTTGGTAAGAAAATCTTTGATAAACTTACTGAAGCAATGAATCCTGAGTTTGCTGATGAAGAACCTGTAAATCCCTTCGATATGTGGGAAGGTGCTAACTTCAAACTAAAGATTCGTAATGTTGAAGGTTATCGCAACTACGATAAATCTGAGTTTGCTGATAAATCTGCTTTGCTTGATGGTGATGATGCTAAACTTGAAAAGATTTATTCGCAAGAACATTCATTGAAAGAGTTTCTTGAGAAAAAGAATTTCAAGCCATATGATACTCTGAAAGCTCGTCTTGATAAGGTTCTTGGTTTTGATGGTGAACCTGTTATTGCACAAACTCGTGCAGAAGATGTGGCAATTCAGTCTGTCAAACCAAAAGGTACTATCAGTAATGTTAAACCTGTAACCGTTGCTGATGATGACGAAGATTTGAATTTCTTCAAATCACTAGCCGAAGAACAGTAATAAAAACAGCCCCCGAAAGGGGGCTTTTAGAATGATTTGTGAACTAAATCTCCAGATGCTTTAGCAACAAGAAAATCTACAAGCATATCACTATTAAACGCAGAAGGAATTCCTCCAGTATCTCTGATACTTTTGCCTTGACTTGGTGATGCTGTCGGCGGTGTTATCATGTTTACGGTTGGAACAATATTTGAGGCTACAGTTTGTAGGTCTGCTCTTTGTTCAGTTGCGGCAACTAATGTTTGACCTAGTGTTGGTTGCGATTTAACGCTCGATAACAATCTCTGAAAATCATTTGAAGACATTAGTGCTTTGTTTCCAGCGGCATCGCCTTGATAGAATGATCTATCATCAGTTGTAGGCATAGCAGCCCATCTTCTCGCTACTTTATTTTGAAAATCCTCTAGGCTTATTCTACCTGTTTTGAAATCTTGGTAACCTAGTTCATCTAATAGTTTTGAAGCAATTTGATCTTGTACGATTGGTGTAAATTTATCTGATCCAGAAAATCCTGCTTTTGCTGCGAACTCTTTTAATGTATCGCGTGTAAATTGATATTTTCCTACAGCGGTACTTGCATGTCCACTACCAACCATTCCTTTTTGATATTCCAAAACTTCATCTATAGTCATATTCACAAGGGCTGCTCTCTTTGGGGTATTTTTACCATAAACAAGAGCATTATAATCTCCTTTTGATTCTTTTGCTCCTATTTCATTGAGCAATTTCTTTTTTCCAGGATCCATCATTCCTTCTGGAATTCTTTCAGGTGTTGGTCTAACTGGACCACCGATATCTTGAGGCTTACGTTCGAAACGTTCAACAGAAGAGTTTACTGAACCGCTATAATTATCTGCTGCTCTAATCATTTCTCTTCTTTCTCTTACCTGACTCATTATATCTTCGAGAGAAGCACCAGTTTGTTCTGCTCTATATCTGGCTGCGGCTTCAGCATCAAGTTCGCTACCGTAGTCTTCAAGATATCTTAAATACTTTTCTTGTCCAGAAACATCTCCTAAGGATATTCTTTCACCTCCTGTCTCTGAGGCTGCCGTTACTTTTCTTGCCTTTATTTTTGCTTCGATTTGTCGCATTCTTGCGATTGCCGCTCCTTCATCTGTTGGAACACCAGTTACGTCATTTCTGGGTAAAGGTTCACCAGATATCTTTGGCATTCCTTCTTGTTCTTCTTCAATAAATTTATTGACCAACCAAGCTATACCTGCTGCACCTAATACTGCAATACCGGCAGGCGATAAAAGAAGAGGTAATGCACCTCTCAATAAACCCCATAGTGCCTTACCAGTTATCCTTGCGGCCGCTCCTACTGCACCACCGGCCGCGTCAGCTAAACCAAAAATATTTTTTAGTGTTATAACATCTTTTATTTTATTTGGTAAATCAACTAGAATAGTTTTTAATCCAGAAAGAGCACCTATTAATGCTAATGACCCAAGACCTTTCGCTTTATCTAATACAGACTCTTCTTTTTTACCTGTAGAATCAACAGGTTTAATTTGTTCCACTTTACTTTCGGCTCTGAATTTTCCTTCATATGCGGCTTCTTCTTCTGCGGTCTTTCTAAAAAACATATCTGCTTTATTTGTTGCAGTTCCTCCACCCATCTTGACTAGTTTAATAATATTTTGTCTCATCACATTCATGTCTCTTGCCATGGCTCGAAGAGGCATTGTATTTTTTCCAATAATTGCTAGTCTGGTATCTTGTCGTCTTAATAAATCATTCTGTGCTTTAGAAGATTCGAGAAGTTGTGAGAGAGCCTCAGACTTTAGAGATTCGCCATCCGATATTTTTTTGCCGGAAGATAATGCTTGGAAACCTTTACCGAATATTTTTTGACCAGTAGATGAAATTATACCAGTGCCGCCAAATAATATGTTTCGAGGATCAAATCTTTCTTTTGTTCTTTTTAGAATCGTAGATCCTAGAGAACTAAGAACTCCTTGGCTTTTGAGTTCTTGCTTATAGATTTGCGCGAATCTGGATGAGTTAGATGTTGCCATTTATTTTTTTCTCGATTGTATTTGTTGTTTCAACTTCTCATTCTCTTCTTCTATATGCTGAATAAGCATGGTAATATAAATGTTTCTTTCCCAGGACATCATATTTTCTAAATCACTTAAACTGTACTTGTGATGCTGCATTAAAGCAAAGTTTGTTTGATAATGATTGCTCAAACTATCATGACGAAATGTTATACGAAAAAACTTTGGATTCCTTCTAATAAAAGTTCTTCTTCATACTTACATTTGCTACACTTAAATAATAATTTTTTACTGATCTTAGGAATATCTTCGAAGAAAGCTTGTATTTTCGAAAATTGTTCCCGATTTAAACTATCAATAAAATCTTCTAACTCTTTTTCACTTACATCTTTGGCATAGTATATCGATTCTGAGTCATACACATAATCAATACAACTTGTAATCAATTTCGCTGTTGCTTCTGCTTCCGATAAACCTTCAGTCTTTTTAATAGTATTGAAATTTGGATACTTCATTACTACACCAAGCTTTTTCGTCAACTCTATTTTCTTATTTTTCTCTGTTCGTTTTTCGATTTCTACTTCAAGCAAATTAAATTGAAGTTTAATCATACTATTACATTTTGTAAGTTCTTCGTTTTCACCTTTTACATCATTGTTACAACGATACTGCAAATCTACTATTTCACCAATCGATCTTGCTCTTAGCTGGAGAAAAATATACTCCAAATCTAAGACAGGCAATTCATCAACATCTAAATTATCCACGCAACAATTATTAACGATTTGCTTTATTGCTAAAAGAACCGCTTCTTCATCCTGGGATTCAATTGCCATCAACAAAATCTTTTCTTCTTTTACTAGAAAAGGTCTTATCTTTATTTTTTTACCTGACAATGGTAAAGTAATATTGTATAGTGGCACATCAATTTTAGGTAACATACATTCTCCAAATTAAAATAAACTGAATATTTGTGCAGTTGTTCCTTTTAGTTGGTTTTTGATTGCTGTAGCAGTTGGCGATCCTGCTATTCCTGCTCCTAATAGAGCAGAAGAAAATGCCGCAAAATCATAACCACCTTCATATATTGTTCGATATTTGTGGTAGGTAAATGAAACGGTCAATCTATGAAAACCATCATCAGACCAACTTAGTCCTTGGGATCCTATGGCCTTAGGAAAAGCATCTAAAAGTTCTACTGCATATATTTGTTTTATAGTGTCATCATATTGAATTATTTTTATATTCGTTAGATAATTTGTTCCTTGACCTTTGGGGAACCGAATGTTATGAGTATCATTCGGAATCATTGCTTCCATCCATTTGTCAAACAATTTTCTCTCATAAAATTCATTGGTGCAAAGAAAGGTAAAATTGGTATCGGCATATGCTGTCAAGTATGGAACTTCGAAACTTGGACCGTAAATACTGACTGTTTGTGTTTGTATTGATTTTCCAGGTAATTCAGCACTTTCACACTGTAGAGCCAAATATCTGGACATTGTCGGATTATAACTAGCATTTCCCGTTTCACCCTTCACTCTTGTGGTGATATCAGAAAAAATTGTATTAGGCAAATTTAATAGTCTTTCAATTAAACTTGATTCAACAAAGTTGCTAATATATTGAGGAATAGGCAATATAACCTGAAAACGGTTTGGTCTAGCCAAACCTTCTTTGGCTTTTATATTAGATAAAAATAGTTGAGGTAAGAATGCCATTAGAATTTTTTCCTTGATTGAGACCATACTTTACTTGTACTAGCCTTTTCAAATTGTTCGACGGGAAGTAAAGCGGCTATGTCCCATTCATTAGCATGAATTTCTAAAAATTTAGATTGAACGTGGCTCGACAAATATCTTTTAATGCAAGGCGTTGCTTCATATGCCATAGAAAAAGCTTGTAGTACCTGATAATTCATCCTAAGCTTTGTGCTTTGGTCATAGGCCTTATTTGATGCAAAATGACTCAATTTATCCAAAAGAATGATACGATGCTTTGGGTGAATGTAATGTAAATTCAGCCCTAGAAAACCGTCTGGGTATAGTTGAATTGGTATAACCAATGGGAACCTATCGTAGTATGGCAAAGTATCTTTCGTTTTCGGATCATAGTAAAAGAAATACATGTGGCCTATTAAATTTGTATCCGTTTTTCTAGTATTATCATTCATCAACTTTCTGGATGTAGGATTCAGATCAGGTAATTTTGAACGAAGCCAGTCTCTAGCTTGCTTTGAGCGAGCTTGATACCCAGTTTTAGATAACTGTTGATTGATTCTGTCCATTAAGTAAGCCATGGTGCTATTTATTTGCCTTATGATTACCTGGGTTTCCTGTCATTTTGTATATAAGTATTGGTGTCCTGGATCAAATTAATCCTAGATCCTTCTCCGTTAGAATCTTGAATTGCCATCCATGTTCATGGCAGAATTCATCTGCTGCTTTCCACTTCATTTGATTTATAGCATATGTTGCTGCTTCTTGTAGAAACCTTTTAGTCTTTTTCTTTTGTGTAGGTTTCTTTGTCTGTGCTTCTGGTTTAACCTCAATAACAAAGGTCATAACGGTATTATCTTTTCTTTTGACCTTTATGATGAAGTCTGGAAAGTATCTATGTCTTTTACCATCAACAGGTGAGATATAAGGAATAGCTAATTCCTCTGAAGACCACCAGATTATATCTGGATGATCATCAAAGTATTTCATACAACGAAGTTCCCAGGAAGATCGATAAATGATATTTTCTGGGTTTCCGTTGTATTTTTGAGGGTTTTGTGGTCGGAACCAACCCTTGTAAGTATTATTTCCGTATGCCATATAAATATGTAGTCAACATCTAAGGATAGCCATGGCACTTTTTACTCTAGGCGATATAAATTTCAATAAGCCTATCGAAAATCGAGATACATTAGACTTTTTAAGTAATAGGTCGAAACTCTCCGCTCCGAATGTTTACAGATATCCCATAGATATAGGTAATGTTGATAGAGCACATTACATGATGATTAACATTCACAAGCAAGAAAAGAGTGCTTATTCTTTTGATATGGCCAATGATCCTTATTCTAATGTACAAAGAAATCGTATTGGTTTAGCGGGGCAGACAGGTGCTTTAAATGCTGGCGGAGTAATGCAAAATTTAGGTTCAACAGTAGGCACTTTAGCTAATGCAGGTACTCAACAAGCAAAAGAACGTTTCGGTCTAGACGAAAAATATGCAAGTTATTTAGCAGATTCTATTTCTAATGTTAAAGGTGCTATCGAAGGTACTCCTGTTGGAGATAAAATTTTAGAAGTAACGAAGGAAGTAGGAAATGAAGCAGAACAAATGTTAGGTCGATTAAATAATGCCAAATTTTTGAGAACGACAGACAAGATAACTGATTGTATTGCTCTTTACATGCCAGAGACTCTCAACTTTGATGAAAGACAGCAATTTAATCCTTTAGGTACAGGAGGAGAGACTCTAAATTATCTAGGATCTCTCGCATCAATTTTAAGCGATTCTGTTAATGGCAAAATCAACGCTTCCGAGGTTGCTAGAAACTTTACACCATTTATAGCACAAACTATATCAAATAGAATAGGAAGATTCGCTTCTAGTCCAAATACGATGGCTGGTGTATTTGCTTCTGCTATCGGAGGTGTGCAAAATTCTAGACTTGAATTAATATACAATTCTCCAGATTTTAGAAGTTTCCAGTTTCAATTTATGTTTTATCCTAGAAGTGAAAAGGAAGCCACTGAAGTTCAAAATATTATTAATGTACTGAGATTTCACCAAGCTCCAGAAATTATGACTGGTACCGCAGGATATTTTCTTGTTCCTCCTTCTGAGTTCGATATTACATTTTTCTATAATGGCTATGAAAATCCTAATATTCCTACAATTTCAACTTGTGTATTGACAAGCCTTCAGACAGATTATGCTCCATCAGGATTTCATTCATTCGAAGTTCCAGGAGAAAATTATCCGTCAATTGGTAGAACGGGTATGCCTTTTGCTATTAGATTAACATTAGGTTTCCAAGAAACTGAAATTATGACAAAATTCAATCATCAATTGAGAGCAGGATTTGCCTCTCCAGAAATAAAATTTACCAGATAAAATAATGTCAAAATATTTTACAAATTTTCCAAAGACATTTTATATTGCTTCTAATAATTCGACTTCATTAGAAACAATAACTAATTTGACGGTTGGGTTTTCACTAGATAAAACCTTTTCCAATAACTCGATACTTTATCAAGAGTATACAGTAAAAGATGGTGATACACCAGAAAACCTATCGCATAAAATTTATGGATCATCCGAGTATCATTGGATTATTATGAAAATGAATGATATCGTGGATATCAAAAACGATTGGCCTTTAGATCAGGAAACTTTAATTAAATGTATAGAAGACAAGTATGCAAACAATGCATCTCCAGGAGATACTGGTCTAGATTGGGCAAAAGAAACCACACATTCGTATTACAAAATAGAAACTCAATCCTTTCCTAATTCTACGGAAAGTAAAGTCATCAAGACAAGAATAGACTCCAATACATATGCAAATTTAACTTCTAGTACGAATCAATATACCCTAGCCGACAATTCCGTACTTAAAATAGATGTTGCAAAATCTTTTATAACATACTATGACTATGAAGTTCAAGAAAATGAGGCGAAAAGACAATTAAAAATAATGAAGTCAGAATATATTAATCCCGTCTATGCTGAGTTTCAAAGAGTTATGAAATGACAGATAGTTTAGTCACTAAAACCACACAATATAAAATAAAAGATTTATCTATCGTATCGAAAATCGGTAAAATAGACATCACTGGATTATTTGAAGAGTTGGATATATTTGATTGTATTTTCTTTCCGTCTATAACGGGAAAAATAGTTATAAATGATACATTAGGATTAACAAGTAGACTTGCATTAGATGGCTCAGAAGTTTTAGTTATTCATATGGGTAAGACCGATGAGGATGCCGTTTTCAGAAAATCTTTTAGAATTTATAAACAGAGCGATAGACAATCCTTAAACAATAATTCAGAGAGATATATTTTACATTTTATTTCCGATGAATATTTGTTATCACAACAAAACAGAATATCGCAATCATTTGTTGGCACATATACGCAGATGGTAATGAATATTTTGGAGAATTATCTTGGAATAAAATCTAAGTCTCTGAGTGTAATTGAAGATTCTGTGGGTGTCAGAAAGATGGTTGTTCCAATGAAGACTCCTTTTGATGCTATAGATTTGTGTGCTCGAAGAGCCATAAACATTAATGGTTCACCTACATTTTTGTTTTTCGAAAATAAAGTAGGATATAATTTTGTCACTACATCATCTTTGATTAAACAGAATGCCATTCATACCATAAATTTTGAACCTAAGAATATAGTCCAGAATGACACTGAAATGATGGGTGCAATGAAGTATGAAGTCGTTTCTCAGTTTGATGTAAACAAAAGTATAACTGATGGTGTATATTCAGGAACTTTTATTGGGTTTGATCCTACAACAAGAACTATTGTTAAACAGTACATCAACTATAATGAATTGTATGCATCGAATGGTTTGGCAAATAAAGTTCCGAATATAGGCGTGACCGAGAATCGAGCAGGAATAAAAAGCACAGATATGTACAATTCTAAAATTACAGTTTTTCCTTGCTCTGTATTTTCTTCGAAAAGTAGTTATATAAAACAAAATTTTCCTGAGATGATTAATTATGATGATGATACATATAATTATGTTTTTCAAAGAGAAGCATCACTCAGGTCTCTTTTAACTCAAAGATTAAAATTAGCGATGCCAGGTAATTTCGATTTAACATCAGGCACCACGGCAAATATAATAATACCTAATAGATCAGAACAATCTCCTACTGAAGATGCAATAGATTATTCATTAAGCGGTAAATATTTGATTATTGCATCCAGACAGATAATTTCGTATAATAAACATATTACAGTTGTAGAAGTTGCAACAGATTCCACGAATAGAGATAATTACTACTATAGTACGAACATGCAAGATGGAGCTATAGCAGATTATGCATAATATGAACTTTATATGGTGGATAGGTGTCGTAGAAAATATCGACGATCCTTTAAAGATAGGAAGATTGAGAGTAAGGATCATTAATTATCATACAGAAAATCTGAATCTTCTTCCATCTACTGATTTACCTTGGGCTGAAGTTTTATTTGCATCCAATGGATCGACTTATTTAAATGTAAAAGAAGAGGATTGGGTGATAGGGTTTTTCTCTGATGGACCTAATGCTCAAAGACCTGTTGTTATGGGAGTTTTGCCTGCTATAAAAGAGATACAGCCTAGTATCGAAACTGGATTTTCTAGACAGGTAACTCCTGTACAAATATTGAAGGCACCAGAGCCCGCAAAAGAAATTGTCGTTGGTAAAGTGGGTGAGCCTACTATTCCCAGATCGACAAGAGGAGTTGTTACTGGTACGCCAATTGAAATCGCAAACAATAAAAGAGAACACGTTTGCGACATCTCAAATGAAATGACGCGAGCAGCCTCATGGGTTAGACTTAAATTTAGCGAATTTATGGACCTAATCAGAAAAGGAATTAGAGCATTACTTAAAGCATTAGGAACATCACCAGATGGTGTTTCATCCAGATTTCAGGAATTAGCTAAAGCAGTGTCGAATGAACTTAAAAAAGTTCAGAAAGTATTAAAAGATGTGCAAGATGCGATTGCTGTTTTTAATAATTTTATAAAAAAAGTAAATGATTTGATCAAATATATTTTATCTCTTCCTGCCAAACTTTTAGCTATGCTCCAAGAATGCCTAAGTAACTTATACTCTTCCCTATCTAAAGGATTTACAGAATTATTTAAAGATGTTGGTGGTAGTTCTGATTTCTCTTCGATAGCGGAAGTTGCAAAAGAAGTACAGAAAACTGTAGGAGTTGCTGTAGAAACCGCAGGAAAAGCAGCAGAGTCGGCTGCATTAACTGCATCAACTATCGCAACCGTTGGTGCCGCAACACAAACTGCGAAAGCATTCAAAATATGAGCGAACTAGAAAAACCATCATGGGACTATGGTTGGACAGAACCCGAATCTGAAGCCTCAATAGAAAACCCACCGACTTATCCTTATAATAAGGCCACTGTTACTGATTCTGGTCATTCATTTGAAATGGATGATACGAAAGGTAGAGAGAGAGTTCGCCTTCAACACGGTGGTGCAAAAACTAACGGTGAGGGTACATTTTTCGAAATGCAATCGAATGGTGATATGGTCACTAAAGTAATTAAAGACAATTATGAAATTATTGCGGGAAGAAATAATGTCTTAATAAAAGGTGTCTGTAATATAACAATAGAAGGCGATTCTGTCCTTCATGTTAAAGGTAATAAGTATGAAAGAATCGATGGAGATTATATACAGGAAGTAAGAGGTAGATTTACACAAACAGTTGTGGGTGACAGTACAACAAGTAGTTTAGGAACTTTATCATTAAATGCCGGCAACCCAGAATCTTTAATACCTGATGGTATTATGATTTTTAGAGCAGGCGATTTCGTTTCTGTTGATAGTGACTTGAATGTTGAAGGTTCTGTCGCTGCCGATATGATAACATCTGTAACTAAAGTAAATGCTGGAACACAAGTTAATGCGGGACCTTTGGGATTTGTAACTGAAAGTGGTGGATTGGCTGTTGGAGTACCTGTTGCAACCCCGCTTCAGGTAAATGCGGCTCTTTCAGTTAACTCACCATTAATTAATGGTACTGTTGTCCGAGATTCTATGGGAACAATGATGACCATGAGATTTCAGCACAATATACACAATCATATGGCCTTTAAAGGTCCAACTTCTACTCCATTAAAGAAAATGATTTGAGGTGATGAATGTCTGGAGCGAATGTTTTTAATCGTTTAAGTTTTAGTTTCGATACGAGTAAATTTGGTGAGGCGGCCAATTTAAGTCAAGGAACAAAAGACTTTTTAAATACTAGTCCTGTAGTTTTGACGGATTGGCAAAAATCCGATTTAGCCAATGGCACGATTGTTGTGACGGATTACTACAAAAATCCTTTAGTAAATGTTTTGAGTCAACTGAGATCAAATGTTTATAATTTATACAACACTTTTATTTCTGTAGAATTTTTTGATTTTCCGAATGTACAGACTGCTAATATAGTTTCCGAAACTAGCAATTTGATCGTTCAAATTGATATGATGAAAAAACATTCAGATAATATTTCTGGAGTAACCAGTTCTTTCGGAGATACAATAGAAAATTCTACTGTGGTTATTGAATATCCCGACTATGAAAAAGCAATATCGATAGGAAGAGATTTGGTAATGTTACTTAATTCCACAGACGGAATTCAAAATGCTACTCCAGTTTTGGGAAGTATGACAAGCCTTTTTATAAAAAATGATATTCAAAATAATAACCCTATAATTGTTACTGCAAATACAACAATTAACAATAGTATTAGACTCGTTTCTGTTGGTGGAGGATATAATGTATATTCAAATATATCTGGAACGACATCAAATAGTATACTTTTACAAATTAAAACGGCAAATACTTTAATTGGTGGTAGAAGAGAACACGATTGGAACTATTATCGAGAGGGTTTGAAATTGATGGAAGACTACAATAAGGTTACCAAATTTGAAGATGTAGGACAAACCCAAGAATATCTGGTAAAAAATCTTATTGGAACTGATTCATATATAAACAAGATTTCGGCAAACACATAATAAATAAGAAATGGCAAGCATAGTCGCACAAACCGCAAAAAGATATAAAGACCTGGATTTGTCTTTTACTAGACATCCAGTTAGAAATGATGTCAATAAACATACTGATGAGATGGCTGTTATAAATGCTCTCAAAAATTTGTTATCTTTGAGCTATTATGAAAAGCCCTTTCATCCAGAAATAGGTTCTGGAGTTAGAGGTTTATTATTTGAAAATATGGATATCGTTACGGCCAGAGTTTTGGAAAGAGAAATAAAACAAACAATACAGAATTTTGAACCTAGAGTAAATGTTCAAAAAGTAGAAGTTTCTCCAGATTTTGATAATAATGGATATTCTATAGGTATGACTTTTTATATTATAAACAGAACAGAACCAATAACAATAGATTTTTTCTTGCAAAGAGATAGATAAAAATGGCAGATCGTCTAAATGTCACGGAATTGGATTTCGATTCAATTAAAACTAATCTCAAAAACTTTTTGAAACAACAATCAGAATTTGAAGATTATGATTTTGAAGGTTCTGGTTTAAACATACTGTTGGATGTGTTGGCATACAATACACACTATAATGCTTTTTATTTGAATGCGATAGCAAATGAATCATTCCTAGATACCGCAGTTTTAAGAAACTCTGTAGTATCACATGCTAAAAAATTAGGTTATACACCTAGATCAAAATCTGCTGCAAAAGCAATTGTAAATATTACCGTACAAACAGACAATTCTAATCCAGGTACTTTGACTTTACCTAAAGGTTATGTTTTTCTTTCTTCTAAAATCGACGGCGCATCATATAAGTTTGTAACATTAGAAACTTATACCGTATCTAAAACTGGCAACAATTTTGTGTTTACTTCAATACCAATTTATGAAGGTCAGTTAGTATCATATAGTTACATAAACAGTTATGCTGAAAATCCTCGACAACTTTTTACTATACAAGATTCTGAAGTTGATACAAAAACCTTAAAGATTAGTGTTAGACAATCAACTTCTAATTCTCAAGTTACTGTATTTACTAAAGCAGAAAACATTTTAGAATTGACTGCGAATTCTGAAGTTTATTATTTACAAGAAGGTAGAAACAGTCAGTATGATGTTTATTTTGGAGATAATGTTCTGAGTAAAAGGATTCCTGATGGCGGAGTTGTTACATTAGAATACTTGATTACAAATGCTGATTTGGCAAATAAAGCAAATACATTTACTACTTCGGCACCTATAGGTGGTTTTTCCACAATAGTTGTCAATCCTTTATCTGCTGCTTCAGGTGGTTCTCCTGCTGAAACAGTTGAACAGATCAAGTTTGCAGCACCATTATCCTTATTATCACAAAATCGTGCAGTCACTAAAAACGATTATATAAGATTGATACAGCAAAAATATCCTGCATTCGAGGCAGTCAATGTGTGGGGTGGAGAGGAAAATGATCCTCCAATTTATGGCAAGGTTTTCATTTCGGCAAAACCAAAATTAGGTTTTGAAATTACACAAACCGAAAAAGAATTTGTTGTTGAGAATGTATTGAAACCCATTAGTATGTTGACCGTAACTCCAGAAATAATTGATGTAGATTATAATTACTTGAAGGTAACAACTACCGTATTTTATGATAGAAATAAAACAACTCAGTCCGATGAGGATTTAAAAAATTCAATAAAGACAGTTATCTCAAATTATTGTAATAATAATTTAAATAAATTTAATTCATATTTTAAATATTCTGGTTTAGAAACCGCAATAGATTCTTATAGTTCATCGATCTTTTCGAATGAGGTCGAATTATTTGTGGCTAAAAAATTTAGACCAGTTTTAGGACAATCAGATAGTTATGTTTTAGATTTTGGTTTCGAATTGTCAAGAGGCACTACTAGCGATAATTTTTATTCATCTCCCGACTTTACGATTGTTGATGAAGAAGGCATCTCTAGACAATGTTTTTTTGAAGAAATACCATCATCATTTACAGGACTAGAATCTGTTACAATTACGAATCCAGGATATGGTTATACTTCCACTCCAACAGTAACAGTTGTTGGAGATGGAGAAGGAGCAGTTGCCGTTGCAACAATAGTTAATGGAAAATTATCAAAGATAGAAGTGACCAATCCAGGCGTCGGCTATACTACTGCCGCAATTCAAATAATTGGTGGTGGAGGTTTTTTAGGTGCCGCTTCTGCGGTTTTAGAAGGTCGATATGGACAAATAAGAATATCTTATTACAAAACAGATGAAATCAGTAGTCAGAGTACGAAAGTTGTTATCAACAGAAATAGAAATAATGGTATTACAGGAACAATTGATTACTTCTTAGGAAAAATATACATAGATAATTTTTATCCTACGGCAGTAAATAATAGCTTTGGTGATATCATGATTCATATAAAGCCAAAAATAAACGTAATTCAATCCAAATTAAATCATATGCTTGTCATCGATACTGACGATTCCTCAAGCATAGTAGTTAAAACAGTTATCGTATAATGCAAAATTTTAAAACATCATCTCTGGTAAAAAGACAATTACCGGATTTTGTAAGAAGTGATCATCCTACATTCGTAACTTTTTTAGAAAAATATTATGAATGGTTAGAACAAACCGATAAAGTATACTATGAGATCGATGCACTAAAAGATTCGCATGATGTCGATACTGCTGATTCTTTCTATATTGAAAAATTAAAACAAGATTTATTACCTTATTTTCCAGCTAATGTAATAGCAGATAAGAGATTATTTTTAAAACTCGTTTCTAATTTTTATAAGTCTAGCGGAACTCAAGAATCTCTTAAATTTTTATTCAAAGCATTATATAATGATGACATAGAAATTTATTATCCTAAAGAAGATATTCTAAAAGCTTCTGATGGTAAATGGGTTTTACCTTTAGCCCTTCGTATTGATACGAATGATAATAATATTTTTAATATTGAAAAATGTATTTTGCAAGGAGTTTCTTCTAAAGCAACGTCTATAGTTGAGAAAGTAATACGATCTGTAGATAGACAGTTAGGTGTCTCTTATATTGAAGTTTACATTTCAAATATTGAAAGACTTTATGAAACGGGTGAGACGGTCACAGCAACTTATAACGATTCAATAACTGAATTACCTGTAACAGTTACAGGACGTTTGATTGGTTCTCTATCAGAAATTAAAATAAATCCCAGCAATAGAGGTCTTCTCTATAGAGGTTATGAACCAGAAAATAATTATGATGGTGATCCTGTTAGTATTGTTGGAGGTTTAAATCCTGAATCTGCTAATCCTATAGGTGCATTAGCTTATGTTGGTGATGTTACTAAAGGCTCAATTACTGATATTGTTGTTGAAAATGGTGGGTTTGGATTTAGAAGTCAGATAGATTTTCCAGGATCTTCTTTAATAGATTTCCAGGGCGGTTTTGAAAATACCGCATTTGGACAAGAAGCCAGAGCAAACATTTCTCTTATTGATGAAGATATAGTTAGAACGATGAATCTCACTAGCACAATCGTTTCTAATATTATCACGGGATCAAATGTAACATTAACTGGTACTGCAAGCATTTCATCGACGGGAAATGTAGTTACAGGATCAGGGACTTCATTTACTACACAATTATCAGTTGGAGATGCGGTATATTTTGGTGGTTTCCTTCAAGAAGTTACACTCATAACAAACAATACAACATTAGAGGTAGCAAATAATTTTCCAACTACAACAAGTGGAGTCTCTCTCATCAAAGCAGGAGGAGTAATTGCTAATATTAGATCACAATTAATTAGTAATTTATCTTCTTTTAATAGTATAAATGTTTATCCAATATCATTTGTAACGATTGATGGATCTGGTGGTGGTTATAGAAGTAAGCCACAAGTTGAGACTTATAGTTTTTATTTGGAAGAGTATACAGATGATTTAATATTAGGTAGTGTATCTATTGTAAAAGGCACTTCGCTAGTATCGAATAATGCAACATCAACAGGAAATTTACCTTCTCTTATCGAAACTGGAGACTATGTAAGAATAAGTTATATTTCTCAGGCAGGAACTCAAATCGGTGAAGAGATTCGAGAAGTTGAATATGTCGATAGTAATACTTTATATTTTTCTGAGCCATTCGCTAATGATGTTTTGGCTAGAGTGTATAAAGTTAATAGAAGAGATTTATATAAACTTGGATCTCTAGGTAGAATTTCTATAAATTCTCCTGGTTTAAATTATGCCAACGGAGAAGTTTTAATTTTTACTGGAGGTAGTGGCTATGGTGCGAATGGATATGTAACAGTAAATGCTCTAGGATCAATAGTAGGAGTAACTTTAAATAATCATTCTTCAAACGCATATGTAATTGGAGGTGAGGGTTATAGTAGAACATCTTTACCTACTCTAACCATACAGACATCTGGTGGTACAGGTGCCAATCTTACCGTTTCGGAAATAACTGGTGATGGTGAATCCTATTCATTAACGACATCTAGAGTTGGAGCAATTTCCAGCATTAGAGTTATAAGTTACGGTTATGATTATATTTCTTCACCTAAAGTTTCATTGAGAAATGCAGACATTCAAACAACTGGTATAACACCAGGAACTCTTTTTGTTGCAAATACCACAGTTTATCAAGGTACATCAAATTCAAACTTTTCATTTAAAGCCACAGTAGATTCATTTAATCAGTCTAGCGGTTTGCTCAGAGTTTTTGATTATATCGGTACTATCAACACAGCAAGAAGATTGATATACGATAGCTCAATTTCTTTAAATGCAGTAAGTTCGAATGTAACGTCTTTTGTTGCTTATGGAGATGGAACTGCGAAAGCCACTGCTAAATTTGAAAATGGCTTGATAAGATATCCAGGTATTTACCTCAACACTGATGGTCAAGTTAGTGCTGATAAGAAATTGCAAGATTCGGAAAAATATCACAACTTCTCTTATGTAATAAAATCCGAAACCGATTATGCAGATTTTAAGAAGCCTTTGAATGATCTTGTTCATCCTATCGGTACAAAAACTCTTGTCGTTCGAAATATTGATAATTTCGAAATTATTCCGACATCCAATTCTTCAGATTTTATTACAGTAACTTCTTTAGCAGATAGTTATAATATAGGAATAAATTCGAACACAATAACGACAACAAATGTTTCAGCAAATCTACAGCAATTAGTAAATGTTGGTGATATAATTATACTTTCAAATGTTCACAAAACCCTGCAAAATACAGTAAATGTAACTAGTGGATCCAATGTACTAACTGGTATCGCAAACGATGTCAATTTTATTAATGACTTACAAGAAGGTGATACAATCTACCTATCAACAGGAAATACCGTTACGATACAGTCCATAACCAATTCTAATTTTGCATTACTAAGTACAACAATTAATGTCACTTCAACCTCAGCAACTATGAATTTAGTCTATTCTGAAGTAGCTAAAGCAAATTCAGTAAATGCAAATACTATTATAACTACGACTAAATTTAAAGCAAGTGGAAGCAATCTTTCAGCAACCATTCAAAAAGTTAGATAAATAAAAACATGCCATCTATTATTACTAATAATTTCAAAATAACATTAGCCAAACAAGTATATAATTTACTTGAAATTGGTGCTAATTCCTATTTGCCGGCAGAAAAAAAATCTTATGTCTATGCTTTTATAGGTAAACAATTACCTTGGAACACTGGCACCGAAGTTGCTCCAACTCCACAACAATCTATAGTAGCACAAAACGACTACTATAAAAGAGGAATTTACGCTAAACAATTGTCTATTGAGAATTCTTCTCTAGTTGTTCCTAGAATAAATTGGACATCGAATACTGTTTATAATACATACGAATCAAGTTCAAATTTTTATGTTTTAAATTCCAAAGATCAAGTATTTAAATGTTTATCAAATAATAGTTCTGTTGCTTCCACAGATGAGCCTCAACTAACTTTATCGACAACTTCTCTAGAAGAACCTTACGTTCAAACTTCCGATGGTTATAAGTGGAAGTATATGTTGACATTAACGTCTTTACAAAAACAGAAATTCTTAACGCAAGAATGGATGCCGGTTGTATATAATAAATTCGTTCGTGCCGCAGCCGAACCAGGATCAATAGATGTCGTTACAATAACAAATTCAGGTAACAATTATACTAACGGTGGAACACAAGGCATAATAAGTATAGAAGGTGATGGTACTGGCGCTATACTTAAAGCTAATGTGGCTAACGGACAAGTTCAAAATATTATTATTCAGAATAGAGGAACAAATTATACTTTCGCCAATTTAACTTTTCAAGATGTAACAGGCGGAGTAGGTTCAGATGCAAGTGCTGTCGTTTCTATTGCTCCAGTTGATGGTCACGGATATGATCCAGTTTATGAATTAGGTGCTTCTTCGGTAATGTTCACGGTAGATTTTGATCAGAGTGAAACTTCTACTTTACCTGTCGATAATGATTTTCGAGAAGTAGTTTTAGTTCAAAATCCTCTGTTGTACGGATCAACAACTTTAGCATCTGCTTCTAAATATACACTATACACGAAAGTCAAAGTTTCTCCTGGTGTTGGAGATTTCAGTACCGATGAAATCGTTTATCAGGGTGACTCTTATGCAACATCTACCTTTAGTGCCGATGTAATTTCTTTTGATCCTGTTGAAAATTTCATTTTTTTGAATAATATAAAAGGCACTTTAGAAACCAATAAAACAATTTGGGGATTAACTTCAGGTTCGATTAGGGTTGTAAATTCATTTTTAAATCCAAATCTCAAACCTTATTCAGGAAAAATATTATACATATCTGATAAATTGCCCATAAGTAGGGATGCATCTCAAACAGAAAGAATTCGTTTCGTATTGAGCTTTTAAACGAGGAATAAATGACAACTCTTTTCAATTACGACCCATACTATGATGACTTTGATGAAAATAAAAACTTTTTGAGAGTTTTATTTCGACCAGGTTATTCTGTTCAGGCCAGAGAATTAACGCAGCTTCAATCAATTCTAGCTAATCAAATTGAAAAGTTTGGCAATCATATTTTCAAAAACGGAAGCCCGATTATTGGTGGAAAAATTTCTTTAGATAGAAAAGCTAATTATATTGTTTTAGAAACTCAATACAACGGTGTTGATATAACACCAACCCAATTTTTGGATAAAACAATTGTTTCTTTTGGTGGATCAAAATCTGTTGTTGCCAAAGTTATTGATATAGACACTTCAGGGGCAAATCCTGTTCTAATTTTAAAATATTTGAGTGGAGATCGTTTTGCTGAAAGCGAATCTCTTCGCATTCGTGGTCAAGACATTTTTGCTACTTTAAAAAGCACCTCTGCTACTGGTGGATCCTTCGTTGCAAGTATCCAAGAGGGAGTTTATTATTTTAAAGGGCAATTTGTAAAAGTTACTCCTCAATTTTTAGTTGTTGAAACTTATTATCGATTAGGTAATAGTTCTACGATTAATGCTAAACCGTCTTATAAAATTGGTGTTGAGTTTGAAGAAAATGTTGTTGATGAAATTGATGATGTTTCTCTTTTAGACCCAGCTCAAGGAGCATTTAATTATCAGGCTCCAGGAGCCAATAGATTTCAGATCGTTACAAGACTTTCAAAAAGAACTATTGATTCTTCCGATATATCAACCTTTTTTGAGGTTATTCGTCTAGTTGATGATGTTAAAACGAAAGAAATAGAATACCCAGTTTATAGTGAAATAGAAAAAACATTGGCGAGAAGAACTTATGATGAATCAGGAAATTATACTGTTGATCCTTTTGTGATTTCTATTGAAGAAGGTGATGAAGCTAATGGAAAATTTAGTGTTGTTCTGGATCCAGGAAAAGCATATGTATCGGGGTATGAATTTCAGACAATAGCTCCAACAACATTAACGATGGACAGAGGTAGATCAGTAGCAAATGCTGCCAATTATGATCTACCTACCAACTATGAAAGTTCAGTCGTTTTAGATACTGTATTCGGTACTTTAGATATTACAACATACCCCTCTTTAGATATTCATTGTGTAACGCAAGACAAAATTAATAATACATCTCAAAATGATTATAATGAAACTAAAATAGGAACTTTAAATGTATCAATGTTGCGTTATAATGATTCAACAGATAGAACATTAGGAAATACACACTCATTAACGGTAAATGTTTTTAATGCAAATACTATTCCATTAATAGGCACACTACCTGCTTCAGGCTCTTCCGCAACTACTATAGCTTTACCAATAACGTTAACGCCAAATGTAGTTAATGCGTATGCTAACATGTATTTTCAAATTTCCGATGGTTTAGGAACAGTTGTATCGCCGATATTAATTACGAGTTCTAATGCATCAACAATTAATCTTTCATCTGCATTACCTTTTATTCCTGCATCGAATACGGTTCAAATTAAAACTGACTTTAAATCTGCAAGATCGCTTGTAGCGAATAGCGGATCTGGTGTAACCTTTGCAGGCAATATAAACTCAGATTCTATAGTTCCGAGTACAGGATTTGCCTTCATTTCTGAGCCTCAAAGAACTAGCAGAATATTTGAAGTACCTTTTGCGGCAATCAAAGCAGGATCAATTTCTGATATGAGTTTTTTTGCGAGAAAGTCTTATTTGAATAAAACATCGGATGCTGGTGGAAAAATTGGTATTACCGCCGAAGGAACAGATACCTTCACATTTTCTCCAGGAAGCGGAACAATTTCTGATAGTTTGATTACGGAAAACATTTTGTGTTTTATTAGAACTGATTCTGTTGCAAATACACAATATGGAATATACCCAGGAAAAATATTAGGTCTCGCAAACAATCTCTTCACTGTTACATCTGTTTCAACTACCAGTTTCGATATTAATGTTGTTGTGCCTGGCGTTAAAGTGGACCTGTTTATTACCTCTAAAGTAAACAACGCTAATAATTCTACAACAGGTGCAATTAGAGGAAAACAATTAATACCTCTTACGAGTGGCGCTAATCTTCATGCGAAAGTTCCTTTCGAAATGGGAGGGGCTAATACACTTGATGATGCAAATACAGTAACTAATACATCATTTACTGGCGGTATAGTTTTCCAAGACATTGGAGCAACAAACTTTACCGATACTTCTATTCTTACGGATTTAAGAACACCAGGAAAAGTTGTAAGTTTGCAGGTTCCCGATATTATTGAAATTGTTAGAATTACTGATTCACAAAATGTCCAGGCCAATGTTACTACTTCGATGTTAACGAATGATTCTTATAATATAACAAATAATTATGAATTTGATACAGGGCAAAAAAAGACACATTATGACCATGCTACTATTAAATTAAAAAGAGGCGTATCTCCTCCAAGAGGTAGAGTTTTTGTTCAATACAAATATTTAAAACATCAGTCCGCACCAAGCCCCCAAAATGATGGTTTGTTTACTGTCGATTCTTATTTGAAAACAGGTTCAAATTTCACTTATGATCAGATATTTTATTTTAATAATACTGAAGATGCGAAGATTGTTCCTTTAAGATCAGCCTTTGATTTCAGACCTACGAGAGCAATTGGTGGAACATCTTTGTCTGGTGCGGTAAATCCCGAGCCATTAGAAAATATTTCAATGGATTTTGATTATTTCCTTGGAAGAATCGATCAGATCGTAATTAAGCCATCTAGAGAATTTGCGGTTGCTCAAGGGAAGTCTGCCGTAAATCCAATACCTGCAACGGTCGGTATTGATGACATGATTCTTTATACTGTTTATATTCCTCCATATACGGATACTGTGGAGTTAATTCGCGCAGACTTTAAGAATCATCGTAGATATACGATGAGAGATATCGACAGAATTGAAAACAGACTGAGACAACTGGAATATTATGTTTCATTGAATGCTTTAGAAAAAGACACACTATCACTAAAAGTTTTGGATGCAAATGGTCTTGAGCGTTCAAAGTATGGTATTTTTGTCGATAATTTTACAACAAAAGATTTACAAGCAACGAGAGAAGAAGTTGGTTTTGATAATCGCAATTTAGTTGAAAACGGCGAATTAAAACCTGCCTCTTTAATGAGAACAGTTAAACTTTTATCGAATACTTCTCTTACAACTGGATCAACAAAGTTTAATGGAGTTGGTGATAAGAAAGTTTTAACTTTAAATTATACTACAGCGGAATTGGCAAGACAACAATTTGCAACTAAATCTGTTGTTGTTGCGAATGCCCTTTTTGCTAACTTTAAAGGAAAAGTTTCTTTATTTCCTGAGTTTGAAGGAAATGTCGATACAAGTACAACTGCTAGAGTTACACTAAATTCAACACAGGGTATAAACCAAGCATTCAATGCAATTAATAGTTTGATTCAATATCAAGCATTAAATGATACTGACTGGCTAACAGATAGAAATAATCCTTTTGCTCAAATATCAAGTCAAGATTGGTTTCAGCAAAGAGTCGCAGTTTCGACAACAGAAACGCAAATAACTGATTTTAATAATGGTGTTGTGATTAATGGAAGAAGATCGGGTATATGGGAAAGTGCCACTACAACTTCAATTAATAATGTTATTGCTGCTGGAACACAAATATCTGGACAACAATTTTCAACATCAGCATCACAAGTAGATGTTGGATCGTTTGTTAGCGATTTGGCTATTCAGCCTTATATGAAGCAAACTGGCATATTTTTCTCAGCACAACAGTTAAGACCAAATACGACATTTTATCATTTCTTTGATGATAAAAATGTCGAGGATAGCATTTATTTAGGTAATGAAGTTTTATTGACTACAACTACCGGTGGTCCAGCTTTCAATTTACCTAAATTTATACCTGGCGAAAAAATAATCATTTATGACAACGCCGGAACATTAAACCATAAACTCGCTTCATATAGAGCTAATCCAGGAAATACAGGAATCGGCTGGGCAGCGGCTGGTTTTAGTGATTCTTCATCGAATACTGCAACAATATTTACTCAGTATGATATGAATGGTCTTAGTTTATATGGCGTCGAATCTGGTCGCGCTTTCACAGTAACATCAGTTAATCACCGAGCTGGTTATGGTCTTGTAGTAGGAAATACAATTGTTCTTGGAGACTCCACTTCTGGAATATATGGAGGAACAACAAGAGATTCATCGAGTGTGAATAACTATTATAATGCAAATACAATTAATATTTTGATGAGAGAGACTTCAGATCCGAATACTTGGGTCAATGAACAGTTTACTATTACTGCTTATAATGGATCCACTAGAACTGCAACTTTAAGTGGTACACCAAATAAAACAGGTAAGTTTCTGTATAGCATTGGAAAAAATAAAACGGATCGTTTCGGTCGTTTAAATGGTTATTTCTTTATGAGACCGGGAACATTCCGTTCTGGACAGAGAAATTTTAGGGTTACAGAATCTTTCAACAATACTTATGATGCAGATTCGATATCATTTGCAGATACCATATATACATCTACAGGATTAACTGTAAGAAAAACTACTTTAGTTGATACTGTATTAAATGTCGGTATTGAAAATAGAATTCTTGGACAGTTAACGAGTGATAGAGTTCTTTCTACAACGTCGAGAACAGAAGTCGGTGAATTTGCAGTAGATCCTTTAGCACAAACTTTCTTTGTTGATGAAGCCGTTTATCCTAATGGGTTATTTTTAGATAGCGTTGACCTCTTCTTCAGAGCCAAAGATGATGAAAATCTTCCTGTATCTGTTCAAATAAGGCCTACCGTAAACGGATCACCAAGTTCAGACTTTTGGTATCCCGAATCGGTATCTGTTTTATACCCATCAGACGTTAAAACTTCAGAGACACCTTCTCTAGGCGTTTCTTCGACTGCAACAAACTTTAAATTTTATTCGCCAGTTTATCTAAAACCTGGATTATATGCTCTAGTTATAATTACAGATTCTCCAGATTACTCTGTTTGGGTCGCTGAAAAAGGATCAACAACTAGAAATAATGAATATGTTGCATCTCAGCCATATATGGGAACTCTGTATAAATCTCAAAATACAATGGAATACGTTCCATTTATTAATGAAGATTTGATGTTTAGAATTAATAGATGTTCATTCTCAACATCATCTACAGCAACTTATGTTTTTGATACAGAAAAGCCAGGAACAAATATACCAAATCTTCTAACGGATCCTGGACTTTCATTCAATGTTGATAGATTGCGTTTGTTGACCAATGAAATAACTAATTTTACCAATGATGTCGCACTTACAAACTATTCGATAATTACAACATTAGCCAATGGATTAAAAGAAACCGAATATGAAGAAATTTCTCCGCATGAAGTTTATGAATACGGACAATCTCAAAAGTATTCTGTGGGTAATAGAAGAAGAAAACTTACAAGTCATGGCGATTTCAAGGTAAAATTAATATTATCTACAACGACGGATCATGTTTCTCCTGTCGTTTCTTTACAACATTTATATTTGAATGTTTGGGAAAATTTTATTGACAATGCAAAAATAAGTTCTGAAGATTTTACCATAATTGATCAGGGTCGGGGATATACTAATGCTAATAGTGTAATTGTCGTTAGCTCAAGTGGAACCTCTGCTAATGTAGAGACCAAAGTTGATGTAAATGGAAATGTTCTTTCTATATACGTTGATTCTGGTGGTTCTGGTTATACAGATGATTTTACAATATTATACCCAGTTGTCGGAAATTCAGACACAGTTTCATCAAATGCAAGTATTGTCATTAACAGCGAATTTGATGAATCTGGTGGACCTTGCGATGCTAGGTACATAACAAAACCAATTGTTTTAGCTGATGGTTTTGATGCTGGCGATCTGCGTGTTTATCTTTCTGCAAACAAACCACAAGGAACAGAAGTTCACATATATTATAAATTATTAAGTCAATTTGATTCTACAACATTTAAAGATAGACCATATCAAAAAATGACTTTAATTAATCCAAGTCCAGTTCCTTCAAAATCGCCAACTGAGTTTACTGAATTTGAATATAGACCATCGATCACAGACAATTATGTGACTTACACATCCATTTCGGGTGTTACATATGATACGTTTAAGACATTTTCAATTAAAATTGTATTGACCTCTTCTGATCCTGCGGTAATACCTAGAGTGAAAGATTTGAGGGTGATTGCTCTTCCTGCGGATTAATTTATGAAAGTAAAAGTTGAAGGTACAAATTTCGTAAAAGACATGAATACCGGCGCCCTTTTGATGACATCTAAGAGTGCTATTTTAGAAAATGAGGCTAGAAAAAAGATGGCGGAAAAACTTAAGGGTAAGGATCAAGAGATAAATAACCTTAAAATGAAGGTTGACGATCTTTCTTCCGATATGAAAGAGATAAAAGACTTACTAAACTCATTGCTGAAACAGAGTAAAGAATAATGCCTATACAAAATATTACTAGAGTAAACACAGTTGATGAATGGAGAATTCAGACCAATCAATCAGCTAATGCTGTTAATCAATTAGAAACCGGCAATTTTAATAAAATTTCTGGTACTTTAATAGTATCGAATACCGCCACCTTAGCGATAACCGCAGAAGGTACTCCATTAACGGTATCAAATACTGCTCTTTTCTCTTCTAATATCACAGTAGGTAGAAATATATCGCTAGGCTCGGAAGGATCGGCAACAGGTAACTTGACTGTTGGTGCTAATGTTTTCATTTATGGTCGTGGAACAGCACTATATGTTGCAAACAATGTGACCGTAAATAATGATTTACAAGTTACTCAAACGTTAACAACCAATAATATTACAACAAATACAAATGTAACTGTTTCTGGCACTACACAATCAGGCAACTTAATTGTTGATAGTATCGCCGTCATAACAGGTAATACTACAGCAGGAAATTTAACTACAGCAAATGCAACTTCAACAGGTTCTTTAAGAGTTAATGACACGACAGAAACGACATCAAATATTTCTGGAGCCGCTTTTGTTGCTGGCGGTGTAGGTGTTTCTAAATCTGCATTCATTTCCGGTAATGTCACAGTAAAAGGTGATGCTCAAAGTACCGTAAATAGTAAAGTTTCTTTATTGCTTGGTGATTTAGTTGCGAATTCCGCAGGTAACCTTTACATCTATGCCGCAAACACCGCAAACGGTGGTGCAAATGGTTCCTTGACTTTACAGGGTAATGGAACAATAACTGGAAATCTAGCAGTAGGAAGTGGACTAGTTTCTACGAGTAAGACCACAGGTGCAATTGTTGTTACTGGCGGTCTTGGAGTTTCTGCCAATATTCATGTCACAGACTTAAATGCTACAAATTCAGTTGTAGCCGATAATGCTAGAATCACTGCTAACACAACTGGTGCTCATTTTGTTGCATCTGGTTCTGTTGTAGCCGATAATGCTAGAATCACTGCTAACACAACCGGTGCTCATTTTGTTGCTTCAGAATCTATCGTATCGAATAGTTCCAGAGTTACAGCAAATTCTACAGCAGCACATTTTGTTGCTTCAACATCAGCGGTTGCTCCAAGTGGTAGATTTACATCAACAACAGAAACGACATCCAATACTGTCGGAGCAATCATAACTTCTGGCGGTTTGGGTGTTTCCAAGTCTGCTTTTATTTCTGGTAATGTCACAGTAAAAGGTGATGCTTCTGGTGCTGTAAACAATACAGTTTCTATTGTACTTGGAGATTCTTCTTTAACTACCAATAGCGCAGGCAATTTAGTTATTAATGCCGCAAATACTGCGAATGGTGGAGCCAATGGTTCATTGTCATTATATGGAAATGGTACAATCACTGGAAATTTAACTGTCGGAAGTGGACTAGAATCCACTAGCAAAACATCTGTAGGCGCATTAAAAATTAATGGTGGTTTAGCCGTCAGTTCGAACATTCATGGTAATGCTTTATATGATAATGGAAATAGAGTTGCAAGAACCGCATCCGCAACTGCTCCGATTTCCACAACACTGAATGCTGCTACTGGTGCTTTGGCAATTTCTCACGATTCCTCTGGAGTCACCGCAGCCACACACGGAACTTCAATACAAATACCAGTAATTATAATAAATTCTACGGGACATATTACAAGTGTTACGAATACAACAATACGTTCAGCATCAACTACTCAAACAGGCGTTACGCAATTAGAAGACACATTGGGAGGAACAAGTACAACTTTAGCTCCTACGGTTAATCATGTAACTACCGCAAACACTAACCTTAAAAACTACGTTGATACGGCCAATACCAATCTCAAGAATTACGTTGATACGGCCAACACAAATCTTAAAAACTACGTTGATACGGCCAATACCAATCTCAAGAATTACGTTGATACGGCCAACACAAATCTTAAACTTTATACCGACAATCTAGTAACTACGGCCAACACTAACCTTAAAAACTACGTTGATACGGCTAATACGAATCTTAAAAACTACGTTGATACGGCTAATACGGATCTTAAAAACTACGTTGATACGGCTAATACGAATCTTAAACTTTATACCGACAATCTAGTAACTACAGCCAATACTAATCTCAAGAATTATGTTGATACGGCCAATACGAATCTTAAGAATTATACCGACAATCTAGTAACTACTGCCAATACCAATCTCAAGAATTATGTTGATACGGCTAACACAAATCTTAAGAATTATGTTGATACAGCAAATACCAATCTTAAAAATTATGCCGATAATCTAGTAACTACCGCTAATACTAACCTTAAGAATTATACTGATACTCTAGTAACTACTGCTAATACTAACTTAAAAAATTACTCAGATTCGACATTTGTAAAACTTAGCTCCGCTTCTTCTCAAACCATCGCAAGTCCAATTAGTATAACCGGCGCAACTACAATAGCTTCTGCCTCTATCACTGGTGGTTTAACTGTTGGTGGAGATTTTACTGTTACTGGAGCATCACTGATCGATACAAATCGAATCAAATTGATGGCCGTAACTAAACAGGCAATAGGCTCAGGTTATGATTACATAACAGTTAATAGAGCAAATACACCTGTTTCACTAGTAGCCTTGAATGGCACTACTGATATCATCACAATGAACGGGCACGGTTTTACTAATGGTCAAAATGTTAGAATTACATCACTTAGCACTGGCATAACTGGTTTAGCGAATGGTACAACATATAGAATTACTACAGTTGATACTAATTCATTTAAAGTTTCTACTGTTGCTGGTTATCCTACTCTAGTTAATTTCAGCGGAACAGGTAATGCCGCAGTTCAAGATTTAGATAATGTTGATGCAGATATTCGTTGGGATGAAATCAATAAAAAATGGCAACTAAGAGATACTAATAACTTAAATGATACAACGGCTTATAGTAATATTTTAACAGCAAACTTAATAAGTGATAGTGTATCTCTTGACAGTTCTAATAATTTAGCTTCTTCTAAAGCAGTTAAAACGGCTCAAGATAATCTCACTACAGCCAACACTAACCTTAAGAACTATGTAGATACCGCTAATACCAACCTTAAACTTTATACTGATAATCTAGTAACTACGGCCAATACCAATCTTAAGAATTATACGGATACCTTAGTAAGTACGGCCAATACCAACATGAAGAATTATGTTGATACGGCCAATACCAACCTTAAGAATTATACAGATAATACTTTCCTAAAACTTACGGCAGCATCACAAACTATAACGGGAAGTTTAATAATTTCTCAAGATTTAACAGTATCGGGAACAACGACACTTATAAATTCAAATGAAGTTAATATTGCAGATAATGAAATTGTATTGAATAGTGATTGGCCGGTAAATTCTCTACCTACTCAAAACGCAGGTATTACGATTCATAGAGGTCAATTAGCGAATTCTCCAAATGTATTCATTCGTTATGATAATCAAAATAATTACTGGGTTGTTGCTGAAAATGCTACGCAGGGAATAATTTCTACGAGAAATTATGTTGATACGGCCAATACCAATCTTAAGAACTATACGGATACCCTAGTAAGTACGGCCAATACCAATCTTAAGAACTATACGGATACCCTAGTAAGTACGGCCAATACCAATCTTAAACTTTATACTGATAATCTAGTAACTACGGCCAATACCAACATGAAGAATTATGTTGATACGGCCAATACCAACGTAACTAACTCGATAAGCACTAAAGTATCCAAAGCCGGCGATACAATGTCCGGTGTATTAGCAATAACAGATTCTACTGCTGCAACATCAACAACTACCGGTGCTCTAAAAGTTACAGGTGGTATAAGCACACAAGTAAGTCTTTGGTCTGCTAATGTAGTCTCTACAGGTCCAGTTTATGGTACAACTGGAGTTTTCGATACTGGCGTTAGAGTCGCAAGTAGCACACTAGGAAATGCACCAATATCAACTAATTTAGCAGCTAATGGTAGAGTAACAGTTTCACATGACACTTCCGGCGTTACTGCTACTACTTATGGATCGAATATTGCTGTTCCAGTTTTTGTAGTAAATGCAACAGGTCATGTTACAGCTGTTACAAATACAACAATTCGTCCAGCATCAACTACACAAACAGGTGTTACACAATTAGAGGATGCTGTCAATAGCACGAGTACAACAACTGCTGCTGTACCAAACTCCGTTAAAAGTGCAAATGATAATGCCAATGGGAGAGTATCCAAAGCCGGCGATACAATGTCCGGTGCATTGGCAATATCAGATTCTACTAATGCAACATCAACAACAACTGGTGCATTAAAGGTTACTGGCGGCATTAGCACCCAAGTAAGTCTTTGGTCTGCTAATGTAGTCTCTACAGGTCCAGTTTATGGTGCCACTGGTGTCTTTGATACTGGTGTAAGAGTTGCAAGTAGCACACTAGGAAATGCACCAATATCAACTAATTTAGCGGCTAATGGTAGAGTAACAGTTTCTCATGATAATTCTGGTGTTACTGCAACTACTTATGGATCAAGTATCAATGTTCCTGTTTTTGTAGTAAATGCAACAGGTCACGTTACTGCTGTTACTAATACCGCAATACGTTCTGGAACAACATCTGCAACAGGTATAGTACAACTTGAGGATTCTGTAACAAGTACAAGCACAACAACTGCTGCTACACCAAACTCGGTTAAGAGTGTTAAAGATTCTATATCTAACAATGTCATAAAAGTTATTGCTGGCACCGGTCTAAGCAACACTGATGGTACTTTTGGCTTAAATCAGGGTTCCGATAAAACAATAACCATTTCTCACTCGGATACTTCGGCATTAAGTGCGGGATTTTTAGGATTAACAGGACCTTTTCCATCAGGGGTAACGAGTGCAATAACTGATATAGAAATCGATAATTTTGGTCATATTAATGCTGCATCAGCGTCTTATGTTTCTCTATCGAACCATAATCACGATTCGACTTATGTAAACGTGACAGGTGATGAAAGTATGTCTGGTGCTTTATCGATAACAAATAGCACCGCCGCAACATCAACAACAACTGGGGCATTGAAGGTTACCGGTGGTATAAGCACCCAGGCCAGTTTGTGGTCGGCTAATGTTGTTTCAACTGGACCAGTTTATGGTACAACTGGAGTTTTCGATACTGGCGTTAGAGTCGCAAGAAGTGCAAGCGGAACAGCACCAATAACCGCCACACTTACATCAGGTGCAATAGCAGTTTCACATGATAATTCCGGTGTATCGGCAGCAAATTATGGTGGTGCTGCCACAGTTCCTGTGTTTACCGTTAATGCAACTGGACACGTTTCATATGCAGGCAATGTAGCAATATCGATTGCTTCGGGAGCAGTAAGCGGATTAGCCACATCCGCGACAACAGATACATCAAATGCAACAAATATTACAACGGGAACACTCGCTGCGGCTAGATTGGGTACAACTGGACAACCCCAATTTGATTCTCTTGGTGTTGGTACAGCAGCATCAGGAATAAGTGGAGAAATTAGAGCAACAGGCGATATCTCAGCCGGTTATTCAGATGATAAGTTAAAAATTAAACTTTCGAATATATCAAATGCTCTCGATAAAGTTTCCGAACTAACAGGTTTCTACTATAGACCAAATGATCTTGCTCAGTCATTAGGTTACAATGATAAAGTTCAGGTTGGTTTATCGGCACAAGAAGTTCAGAAAGTATTACCAGAAGTTGTTGTTCCTGCTCCTGTCGATAGCACATTCTTAACCGTTCAATATGAAAAAATTGTTCCTCTTTTAGTTGAAGCAATTAAAGAATTGAAGACTGAATTAGATGAAATTAAATCTAGATTAAAGGATTAATTTTGGCAGCCTTTTCAGAAATAGTAATCGAACAAGGTGCTACCTTTGGTAGCACTTTAAATGTTGAAGATACTTATGGTAATGCAATAAATTTATATGCATATACCGCAAATTCTCAAATGAGAAAATCTTATTACTCTTCTTCAGCGACAACAATTACTGCATCCGTAACGGGAACAGCAAATGGTGAAGTGACCTTATCAATGACATCATCGAATACAGCAAACTTGACACCAGGAAGATATGTTTATGATGTAATCATAACTTCTCCAACATCGGTGGTTACAAGAGTTGTGGAAGGAATAGTAACAGTTTTACCATCAGTAACGAGGTAATATGGTTAAAGTTGCCATAAGAAATCAGGGAACTATAGGCAAGGTAAGTGTTTCTGCCAATCCTAGAACCACTATTGCAGATCCTAAATTTAAGCCAAAACCTAATGTTGCTTTAGTTGAATTGGCAGATACAACAGTGGCTAATTTGGAAGATGGAGATGTGGTTACATATGATTCAGAACAAGAAAAATTTACGAATAAGAAATTAGGTGATGTAGTAGTTCAAATTTCTAGTATTCAGGGCGGCACTTTTTAAGATATTGGTTATCATAAATATAATATAAACCAAAAAGGAACGAAAATGGGAAGCACAGTAATTCAGCTAAAATATTCTAGTTTAACTTCTCAACCACCTACGCTGAATGTCGCAGAACCAGCATACTCTAATGTATCTGGTGTTCTGTGGATTGATGACGGTACAGGTGTTGTTCCTATAGCTGGTAAATCTTATACGGATAGAGTTGATGCTGCAACATCCGCATTCACCGCAAATACGATAGTTAAGAGAGATACCTCTGGTAATTTCTCGGCAAATGTAATTACTGCTACTCTTTATGGAAATGCTAATAGTGCTACTGTATTAGAAACAGGAAGAAATTTCAGTATAAACGGAGATGATGTCGATTCATCAACTGTTTCTTTCAACGGATCCGCTGATGTAGTTTTACAAGGCAATTTAAAAACTACAGGAGTTTCTGCCGGTACATATGGCGGTTCTTCTAATATTCCAGTTTTTAGTGTTGATTCGAAAGGTCGTTTATCTTATGCAGCGAATGTTAGCATAGCGACATCTTTAAATATATCTGCCGATACTGGCTCTAATACAATTAATTTAGCCACAGAAACTTTAACTGTTTCTGGTGGTGCTGGTATTACCACAGTAATAGATCCAACAGATACTATAAGAATAGATGTTGATGATACTGTTGTCAGAGCAAATACTGCTTCTTTAAATCAAACTATTGATGGCGATATAACAATTACTGGCAACCTTATTGTTACAGGCAACACAACAACTGTTGATGTAAATACTTTAAGTGTTGAAGACTCACTAATTAGTCTTGCAAAAAATAATACTACAGATGCGGTAGATATTGGTTTCTATGGACATTATAATGACGGAACTAGTAGACATGCAGGTGTTTTTAGACATGCCGGCGACGGAGAGTTCTATATTTTCGATAATTATGATCAAGAGCCAACCGCTAATACGATTAATCCTGCACACGCAAGTTTCAGATTAGCAACTTTAAATGCAAACTTAACTTCTATTAGTGCGAATGCAACAGTTGCAACAATCGGAACACTAACATTAACGAATGCTCTAACAGTTCCAAATGGCGGTACAGGAGCAACAAGTTTTACAACTGGAGCAATTTTAGTTGGTAATTCTACTGGTGCTTTACAAACACTGGCAAATACTGGTACAGCCGGAACTTATGGTGAAAATAGTAGAACATTAATTGTTACAACAGATAGCTATGGTCGCGTTAGCAGTATTACAAACAATGCCATAGGAATTGATAGCTCTCAGGTAATTTCTGGGTTGATGGCAATCAATCGTGGTGGTACAAATAATGATACTTACACCACTGGAGCGGCAATATTCTATGATGGCACGAAGATTGCAACATTAGCTAATACTGGTTCTGCTGGAACATATGGCGAAGCGAGCAGAACATTAACTGTGACAACTGATGCATATGGTCGTGTCAGTTCAGTAACAAATAATGCCATTGCCATAGATACTTCACAGATAATTTCAGGTACATTAGGAATTGCTAGAGGCGGCACAGGAAATTCAACCTTTGATATTAAAGGTGTAATTGTTTCTGATACAGCATCAACAACTGGAGCATTAAGAGCATTAACATCATCGACAGCAGGTCATATTCTTCAAATTGATTCTTCGGGTGTTCCTGTTTTTGCTCATCTAAGCGGTGGAACATTTTAAATATTATGAAAGGAATTCATTATGGATGTAAAATTACAAAATGTTTATTCACAAGTTCTTCTTGATAACTTTGTTGCGGTAGTAAAACAAAATATTTTATTTCAAGCACAACTAGAGGTAAACAAAACTGAAGTAGAAGATGTAAATGAATCTAAAAGAAGGGTTCAAGAACTATCTTCGAGAAATGAAGAATTGCAAAAAGCCCTCATTGAAAAAGACAAGGCTATTAATGTTTTAATAACAGAGAGAAATGATTTAAAAAATAGTATTAATAATAAAGATTCTCAAATGAATAATATGAATTCTGTTATGCAGGAGAAAAATAGATTACAAAGTGCTGTGAATGATTACATGAGACAACTAGAAGAAGCAAGAAAAGAAATTCTAAAGACGAAAAGTGAATCACAGGAAGTATTAGTGAGCAATACCAAAACTATTGAAGAATTAAATAAGTATATCGTCAGATTAGAATCGGCGGTTCCGGCTGCGAAACTAAAAAAAGTTAGACTCGGTGAAAATGTTCAACCAGAATCTCCAGAACCTACAAATGAAGAAAATGATTTGGTGAAATCGGGTGGAACATTTTGAATCGGTAAATGGCTAACACAATAATTCAATTAAAAAATTCGGGCGTTCCAGGTAATGTACCTAGTACATTATACCCTGGCGAATTGGCTATTAACTATTATGATGGAAAATTATACTATGGAAATAGTTCCAATTATGCCGTCGTACTTGATGTAATAACAGAACCATCTGGCTTAGATACTGAAATACAATTCAATACATTCGGTTCTTTTGGAGCTTCAGCGAATTTAAAGTTTGATTATACAAATAAGGTTTTATTAACCGATAATGTAACTTCTGAGAGTGTTGCCGTAAGAAATTACATACAATTCGCTGATGGTTCTAAACAATATACTGCAAATGCAGGCAGCGGCGCAGGAGGTGGCTTTCCTTTTATAGATTTGGGATTTATAACTGATGGTGTTCCAGCACCCTCTCTGTTTGACTGCGGAAATCTGTCATAAATAAAAATAAAATTTGGAAATAACTAATGGCAACCCAGTTACAACTAAGAAGAGGTAATACAGCACAGACATCAGTATTTACTGGTGTTATTGCTGAAGTTACTGTAGACACAGATAAGAAAACTATAGTTGTTCATGATGGCGTAACACCTGGAGGTTTCCCTCTAGCACTAGAACAAGGTTCTTCTGCTGGTGCTGCCGCAGCTTTAGGTAAAGCTAATTCTGCCTTCGATCAAGCAAATTTAGCATTCAATAAAGCCAATTCAGCAAATATTTTAGCACAGCAGGCTTTTGATGCTGCCAATTCCGCCGTTACTTCAGGACAAGCTAACGTTGGTGCCGGTCTAATCAGTGTTACGGGTGCATATCAAGCTAACGTTGGTGCTGGTTTAATTTCTGTTAGAAACGATTATGAAGCTAATGTCGGCGATTTAAGAATCGACACTGAAACTGCTAATACTAATCTAAAAAATTACACCGATAATTTAGTAACAACTGCCAACACAAACTTAAAGAACTATGTTGATGTAGCCAATACTAATCTAAAAAATTATACAGATAATACTTTCTTACCTAAAACGGGCGGAACAATTTCTGGTAATCTCGATATTACAGGAAATGTTCTTCCGACTACTGATAACGTTTACTTTCTCGGATCAGAAACAAATCGTTGGCATTCAATTTATGTTGGTCCAGGTTCCATAAATCTTGGTGGTATAGTATTAGGAAATACATCAGGTACTATTTCTATTGCTGGAGCGACCGATCTAGTTTTACCAAATTCAGATTCGCCTGGATTAAAAGGTATTTCCGATTTAGCAAATTCTTCTTTTGATCAAGCAAATCTAGCATATTCTTGGGCAAATTCAGCTTATAATTTTGCTAACACAAGATTTAGTTCATCTGGTGGAACGGTAAGTGGTGATGTTACAATCACTGGCAATCTGTCGGTAACAGGAAATGTAACTTCAATTAATACTACAGAATTAAATGTTTCTGATAATGAAATTATTTTAAATTCAAATTGGCAAGAAGGAGTTACTCCAACTCAAAATGCAGGAATAACTGTCAATAGAGGTGGTTCAAACGTATACATTCGCTATGATGAAACGAATGATTATTGGGTTTTAAAAGATAATACCGATCAATACATAATTGCGACAACTGCTAACGTAGGCGCCGGAGATATAGCAGTCACGAATGCATCTCAGGCTAATGTCGGCGCTGGACTAATATCAGTAAGAACCGATCTAACCAATAACGTTAATAATCTTTATGCAAACATTGGTGCCGCTAGAATTACGGATGTTGCGGCTAGCCAAGCTAATGTTGGATCTGGTTTGATTGATGTTAGAACTGATCTAACCAATAACGTTAATAATCTTTATGCAAACATTGGTGCCGCTAGAATTACGGATGTTACATCAGGCCAAGCAAATACTGGTGCGGCATTAATTGATGCAAAAAATTATACCGATACTGCAAATACTTGGCATCAAGGAAATACTGGAGCTGGTTTATTACTAATTTCAACTAATCTAACCAACAACATCAATGCTCTATATGCTAATGTTGGTGCCGCTAGAATTGCTGATGTTGCTTCTGGACAAGCCAATGTAGGCGCTGGACTAATATCAGTAAGAACCGATTTAACGAATAATGTCGATGCTCTCTACGCTAATGTTGGTGCGGCCAGAATAACTGATACCGCAGCGGCGCAAGCCAACGTTGGTGCTGGATTGTTATCGGCAAAAGCAGTTTCGGAAGCCAACGTCGGTGCCGGTTTAATAAGTTTAAAGGTTGATATTGCAGAGTTATTTGGTGATGTAGATGCTCTCTACGCCAATGTCGGTGCTGCCAGGATCGCCGATACCGCGGCAAGTCAAGCCAATGTAGGCGCCGGACTTATAACAACCAAGGCCAATTATGAAGCTAACGTTGGTGCTGGTTTAATAAGTGTTAGAACCGATTTAACTAATAATGTTAATGATCTTTATGCTAATGTTGGTTCTGCTAGGATTACCGATGTTGCGGCAAGTCAAGCCAACGTCGGTGCTGGACTCATTACGGTTACTGGCGCATATCAAGCCAACGTCGGTGCTGGACTTATTACGGTTACTGGCGCATATCAAGCCAACGTCGGTGCTGGTTTAATAAGTGTTAGAACCGATCTAACCAATAATATCAATAGTCTTTATGCAAATATTGGTGCCGCAAGAATAACTGATACCGCAGCAGGGCAAGCCAACGTTGGTGCCGGACTTATAACAACAAAAGCTAACTATGAGGCTAATGTTGGTGCAGGTTTAATTTCAAATAAATTAGATTCTGATGCCAATGTTGGCGCCGGACTTATAACAACAAAAGCTAACTATGAGGCTAATGTTGGTGCTGGATTATTAACAAAACTTGATAAGACTGGCGGAACTATTTCTGGAGACTTGTCTATAACTGGCAATCTTGTAATTACCGGCAATACAACAACAATTAATGTTTCATCACTTAAAGTCACTGATACGATTATTCAACTTGGTGTTGAAAATCTAACCGATACTTTAGATATTGGTTTTGTTGGTCATTATGCAAATACACCAAATAATCATACTGGTTTAATTCGTAAATTTACAGATGGTAGATATTACCTATTTGACAGTTACAAACCAGGAACTGAACCTGGTAATACTATTGATATTGCTAATACAAGAGTTGCAACTTTAAGTGCTAATATTATAACGAATGTAATTACGCTGAGAGGATTAGATCCTCTTGATTATGCGAATACAATACAAACCACATCTCAAGCCAATGTCGGTGCTGGTCTTATAACGGTTACGAATGCATATCAAGCAAATGTTGGTGCTGCCAGAATCGCCGATACCGCGGCAAGTCAAGCCAATGTAGGCGCCGGACTTATAACAACCAAGGCCAATTATGAAGCTAACGTTGGTGCCGGCCTTATAACAACCAAGGCTAATTATGAGGCTAATGTTGGTGCTGGTCTTATTATAGTCACTAATGGATATCAAGCTAATGTTGGTGCGGTAAATATTGCAAAAGTAGCAAAAGCTGGCGATACAATGACTGGTGCTTTGACTACAAGTTCAACATTAACGGGTTCCTCACTTGTTGCAAATACCAATGTTACTGTTAATACATCATTAGATATTAAATCAACTCAGCAATCAGTTTCGAGTACATCACAATTTATTTTGGATTTTTTCAGCGCATCGACTTATCGTTCTGGAAAATACTTCATTCAAATTACAAATGGTACAGCATATCATGTAATTGAACTAAGTTTCGTTCATGATGATACTACAGTTTATCTGGCTCAATATGGCGAAATAAAAACTGGAACCTCTCTTGCAACATTTGATGCTTCGATAGTTACTGGTCAATTCAGAATATTGGCTACACCAGTAAATGGAACAACAACTACATTTAAAGCAATGAGAAGTCTAATAACAGTTTAACATATTAAAATATGTTAAGGGGAAAATGAACCTTGGCTAACAATTCCAATTTTATAATAAAAACTGGTTTAGCAGTAAACGAAACCACAGTCATTGATACTGCTGGTGATTGGATTGGTCCAAGCAATAATATTGTCGGTTTCCCAGGATTTCAAGGAGTCACAGGTTCAACGGGAGTTCAAGGCGTACAAGGCCCGCAAGGACCTCAAGGCGTTACTGGCGTTTCTGGTGCTCAAGGTCCTCAAGGTCCAACAGGACCTACAGGAGCTACCGGTGTTCCAGGTGTCTTTGGTTTTCAAGGCGTACCAGGACCAACAGGACCGACAGGTGTTCCTGGCGTTTCTGGATTTCAAGGAGTACCAGGACCTACAGGACCCACAGGCGTACCAGGCGCTCAAGGTCCTCAAGGTCCAACAGGACCTACAGGAGCTACCGGTGTTCCAGGAGTTTCTGGTTTACAAGGAGTACCAGGACCTACAGGACCCACAGGCGTACCAGGTGCTCAAGGTACCCAAGGCCCAACAGGACCTACAGGAGCTACCGGTGTTCCTGGCGTTTCTGGATTTCAAGGAGTACCAGGACCTACAGGAGCTACCGGTGTTCCTGGCATTTCTGGTTTTCAAGGTGTATCAGGACCTACAGGCTCAACAGGTGTATCAGGTGCTCAAGGTCCTCAAGGTCCAACAGGACCTACAGGAGCTACCGGTGTTCCAGGAGTTTCTGGTTTCCAAGGAGTTCCAGGTTTTCCTGGACCAACAGGAGTTCCAGGAATTTCTGGTTTCCAAGGATTTGCAGGTCCTACAGGCTCAACAGGTGTTCCAGGTGCTCAAGGTCCTCAAGGTCCAACAGGAACCACAGGACCAACAGGCGTTCCAGGTGTCTCTGGTTTTCAAGGAGTTCCAGGTTTTCCTGGACCTACTGGTGTTCCAGGTGTCTCTGGATTTCAAGGCGTACCAGGACCTACAGGACCAACAGGTGTACCAGGTGCACAAGGCCCTCAGGGTTTTTTTCAGTTGACAGGACCTCAAGGCGTTCCTGGAGTCCCAGGCTTTCAAGGTGTACCAGGACCAACGGGACCAACAGGTGTACCAGGTGCTCAAGGTCCTCAAGGTCCAACAGGGACCACAGGACCAACAGGTGTTCCAGGTGTTTCAGGTTTTCAAGGAGTTCCAGGTTTTCCTGGACCTACTGGTGTTCCAGGTGTCTCTGGATTTCAAGGCGTACCAGGACCTACAGGACCAACAGGTGTACCAGGTGCACAAGGTCCGCAGGGTCCAACAGGAACTACAGGACCAACAGGTGTTCCAGGCATTTCGGGTTTTCAAGGTTTTGCGGGACCTACAGGACCAACAGGTGTACCAGGTGCTCAAGGTCCGCAGGGTCCAACAGGAACTACAGGACCAACAGGTGTTCCAGGAGTTTCTGGTTTCCAAGGAGTTCCAGGTTTTCCTGGACCTACTGGTGTTCCAGGCGTTTCGGGTTTTCAAGGTTTTGCGGGACCTACAGGGCCAACAGGTGTTTCAGGTGCTCAAGGTCCTCAAGGTCCAACAGGAACCACAGGACCAACAGGTGTTCCTGGAGTCGCAGGTTTTCAAGGTTTTGCGGGACCTACAGGACCAACAGGTGTACCAGGTGCTCAAGGTCCTCAAGGACCTACAGGCTCAACAGGATCAACAGGCGTTCCAGGTGTCTCTGGTTTTCAAGGAGTTTCTGGTCCTCAAGGTCCTCAAGGAGTTCAAGGTCCTGTTGGAGCACAGAATGCATCAGGTTTTCAAGGACCCCAAGGACCTCAAGGAACAACATCAACACCAAATGTTTCCGCACTAGGAATCAATACGGCAGTAGGACCGACAGGATCAATAAGAGCATCTGGTGATATTACTGCCGGTTATTCTGATGAAAGATTGAAAACAAAAATAAGAGTTATAGATAATTGTTTAGAAAAAATATTAAGTATGACAGGAATATATTATACACAAAATAGATTAGCTGAAAAATATGGCTATAAAGATTACTCTAGAAAGGTTGGATTAATTGCTCAACAAATACAGACCTCTGTACCTGAAGTAGTTAAGAGGGCTCCGTTTGATGATGATAAAAATAAAAGTATATCTGGCGAAAACTTTTTAGCGGTACAATATGAAAAATTAATACCTATTATTACACAAGCGATTAAAGAGCAACAGTTATTAATTTCTGATCTGTTAAATAAAATAAAAGAAAGGTAATAAATTTTGGCAACTTCATCTAATTTTAGAATTAAAAATGGACTAACAATTGAAATTAGTGATGTTGTTGCATCTAATGCAGTTTGGATTGGAGATACTACAAATATTAGAGGACCACAAGGACCGCAGGGAGTTCAAGGACCACAGGGCGCTCAAGGTCTTTTAGGATCAACTGGCGATTCTGGATTTCAGGGTGTACAAGGTCCGACAGGATCACCAGGACCTTCAGGCGTTTCTGGTTTCCAAGGATTCCAAGGCGTTCAAGGACCTCAAGGCGCTCAAGGACCAACAGCAGGTTTCCAAGGATTCCAAGGCGTTCAAGGACCTCAAGGCGCTCAAGGACCAACAACTGGTTTTCAAGGGGTACAAGGTCCGACAGGATCTCCAGGACCTTCAGGTGTTCCTGGTTTTCAAGGATTTCAGGGTGTACAAGGCCCACAGGGGGCTCAAGGTCCAACAACAGGGTTTCAAGGTACACAAGGTCCTACTGGATCACCAGGACCCCCTGGAGTTCCTGGTTTTCAGGGTAGACAAGGAGTACAAGGACCCCAAGGTGCTCAAGGACCAACAGCAGGTTTTCAAGGGTTTCAAGGTACTCAAGGTCCACAAGGTGCTCAAGGTCCAACAACAGGTTTCCAAGGCGTACAAGGACCAATAGGTCCTCCTGGGCCTCCAGGTGTTCCTGGTTTTCAGGGTAGACAAGGAGTTCAAGGTCCACAAGGTGCTCAAGGACCAACTTCTGGATTCCAAGGTTTTCAAGGTACTCAAGGTCCACAGGGACCACAAGGTGTAACCGCTGGTTTCCAAGGCGTACAAGGTCCAACAGGTTCACCAGGACCTCCTGGTGTTCCTGGTTTTCAGGGTAGACAGGGTACTCAAGGTCCACAAGGCGCTCAAGGACCAACTTCTGGATTCCAAGGTTTTCAAGGTACTCAAGGTCCACAGGGACCTGTTGGTCCAACTTCTGGTTTCCAAGGTGCTCAAGGACCCACGGGTTCTCCTGGACCTCCTGGAGTTCCTGGTTTTCAAGGTTTTCAAGGTACTCAAGGTCCACAAGGTGCTCAAGGACCAACAACTGGTTTTCAAGGTGCTCAAGGACCCACAGGATCACCAGGACCTCCTGGTGTTCCTGGTTTTCAGGGTAGACAAGGAGTTCAAGGTCCACAAGGTGCTCAAGGACCAACTTCTGGATTCCAGGGTTTTCAAGGTACTCAGGGTCCACAGGGACCTGTTGGTCCAACAGCAGGGTTTCAAGGCGTACAAGGTCCAACAGGATCACCAGGACCTCCAGGTGTCCCAGGTTTTCAAGGTAGACAGGGTACTCAAGGTCCACAGGGACCACAAGGTGTAACCGCTGGTTTCCAAGGCGTACAAGGACCAGCAGGTGGATCTGGACCTCCTGGAGTTCCTGGTTTTCAGGGTAG